GCAACCACACGCTATCAATTTTTACATTTATCAAACTGAAACCGCATCAGAAAGAGAATCAAGAAATCAAGATTTAGCGAAAAAGGCAGGAGATGGAGATGAAGGTGCTGCAGCAGCATTAAAGGTTGAAAACGACCGAACTAAATTCCTTGCACTCACAGGTGGTACTTTATTTGGTACTCTCGCAGCTGGTGGATTAAAAGCAGCTAATATTGGCAATCTTGGTTCAGGTGCTGGTGGGTTTGCAGTAGCTGCTGGTGCAACCAAATTGATACAAAACTCTGGTGCAACACAAACAAGAAAAACTAGAAAAATAGATTCATCAATATCTCTTTACATTCCTAACTCACCACAAGCAAAATATGGTGCAGAGTTTAATATTGAAAATATTGGAACTCTTATGGGTGGAGGTATGGCTGGAGAACTTAAAGTTGCAGATACTTTTGAAAAAATGAAATCAGGTTTTGAAAGCGGTGGACTGTCTGGTGCACTCGAAGCTGGTGCACAATCTGGTCTAGGTAGTGTTTTGGCTCGTACAGTGGCAAGTGCAGGTAACTTACCAAGAGAATTAGGTCTTGGAGATCTAAACGTATCTGGTGCAATTAGATCTGCCACAAGAACAGTTCGTAACCCATACAAAGAACAAATTTTCCAAACAATGGGTTTCAGAAGTTTTGCATTTGAATATAAGTTTGCACCAAGAAATGAAAGAGAACTCCGCGATGTTATGGAGATCGTAAAACTTTTCAAATCACATATGCACCCAGAAAAAGACTTAGGTGGATTATTCTTTACATTCCCTTCTGAGTTTGAAATTGAATATGTTTACAAAAATAGAAAAAACAGATACTTAAATAAAATTGCACCTTGTTTTCTTACAGACTTATCGGTTGATTATGGTAATGGTGGTACATTTACTACCTTTAAAGATGCACGTGGTGCACCTTCAGAAATAACTATGAGTATGGCATTTAGAGAATCAGAACTCTTAACCAGAAGCCAAATTCAGGAGGAAGGATACTAATGTTTAAACATTTTCCTAACTTCGGATATATTCTCGATGATAAAGTCGTCGCAGTAACCGACATCTTTAGAAAGATAAGACTAAGTGAGTTTGCAAATAACGAACTTTTATTAGTAGATTATACAATCGAAGCAGGACAAACTCCTGAGATTGTTGCCGATATATTATATGATGACCCAAAACTCTTTTGGACAATCTTGTTAGTCAATGATATTGTGGATCCATATAATGAATGGTATCTTAGTCAAGAAGATTTAAAATTACTTGTTGATCAAAAATATGGTGTAGGAAATAGTGGTAATACACATCACTGGATTACTATAGATAACCCACTTGTTTGCGTAGAATATAACAGCGCAAAACTTGCAGCTGGAGAAATAAAAGAAGTTTCTCATTTAGAGCATGAACAATTTGAGAATGATGCAAGGCAAAACATTTCGGTTGTCAATCCTAAATTTATTCAAGATTTCATATCAGAGTTTAAGCGGTTGATTGATGACTAGAAAAAAAGAAAATTTATCCCAACCTGGAGCAGTCCTAATTGAAGAAGCGTTTATTGTTACCAAAGACGGTACAACATTCAGCTTAAAAAACTTCATTGCAGAAATATGTGTTTATGAACATATCAATATGAATGGTATGCATGCAGATATTACCATTGTTGATAGTAATGGTCTGATCACAGCTGCACCTATATTGGGCGAAGAGACAGTTGTTATAGAGTTTAGAACTCCTACTTTCCAAGATAAATTTAATAGAAACTTTGTTGTATATTCTGTTGTTAACAGACTCGTTAATAATGACCGTGAGCAATTCTATACACTTAAATGTGTAACACCAGAATTATATGCTGATAACTTTGTACGTTTGACAAGTAAGTTTGCAGGCGCAACTGATGATTTAGTACAAAATGTTTTTGATCAAATTAAAGTCAAGAGAGGTAAAACTAACAAAGCAAAAGATTCTGAATTGTTTATTGCAGAAACACCACATGCTTCTACAAACTACGAATTTATTGCAAACCATTGGTCACCATTTAAATGTCTAAATCATTTAGCGACCAAGAGTATCGGTGCAGAATCTAACAAATCTAATTTTAAGTTTTTTGAAAACAAGAGTGGATTCTTTTTTGCATCACCAGAAAGTTTGGTAAGAGCGCAAAAGAAAAATCGAGCAGTATATGATGAATATAATATACAACAAAATCAAACTCAAGAGGTAAGAGAAGATAAACGTAATGGAGGATATAATTATGTCTCTCCTTTTATAAGCAGTCGATTCAATCAAGTAGAATCAATATATTATCCATCGTTCAAAGATAATATTAGATCTCAGATGGATGGTTATACTGCAAGTTCTATCTACTCTTATGACTTCACAACCAAAAGATTGGCGGTTATGAAGTTTGATGGAAGACCAGAAAGTAAAGAAATTGCAAAAGAGGATAGAAGGTATATCTCTGAAACATTTGATGACTTTGAAACCATATCGAAAATAAATCCAATTCCTGAAGGAACTTTAGGCAATCCATTAGCGAATAGAACTTTTTCTCCGATGGCAACCTCTCCTTATGCAACTACTTTTAGTCGTGGTGTTGATCAGATAAGAAATACACTGATCAGAAGATATGGTGATGCAGAGTTAGAAGATAATGTAATGGAGATTACAGTTCCTGGAAAAACTGACGTTGAAACTGGATTACTTGTAAGATTAATATACCCACAAACAAAAGAACTCGGACAAACTGGTGTTGATAGAACAGAACTAGAAGATCCATATATCTCTGGCATTTATCTTATTATAGGTGTTCGTCACGATATTCAAAATGGTCAACACAGCATGACTCTTAGTCTTATGAAAGATAGCTTGGGGGATTTCTAATGATTTACGGTGATTTTCAATGGTGGATTGGTACAGTCGAGGATGTAAACGATCCCGAAAAGATAGGTCGTTACAGAGTCAGAATATTAGGATTTCATACGTCTGATAAATCTGTTCTTGCAACTGAAGATTTGCCATGGGCAATGACAGTACAACCCACATCTTCTGCTGCAATCTCTGGAATCGGTAATACAAATATTGGTCTTGTAAATGGTTCAACTGTTGTTGGCTTCTTTACAGACGCTTCTGAACATCAGCTTCCTATCATAATGGGATCTTTAGGTGGTGTTGATTCTGTTAAAGGTAACGGCGAAACAGGATTCCAAGACCCTGCAGGAGTCTACCCACTAGACAATAAACGCGATGAAGACGTTGGTAGAAATAGAGTTGGCGAATCTTCTCTTTCTAGATTGGCTCGTGGTGGTGAAACTGCAGAGAAACATATATCTCTCAAAGCAAAAAGAGGAATGAGAGTAACAGGGCAACCCTTTGCACAACCAAGCGAGATAGAAGGCGAACCAACACCATTCCCTAAAATAAAACCAGAAACTTGGGATGAACCTTATGCACAGGGTTCAGAAAAATCTAAAACACAATATCCTTATAATAATGTCCATGAATATGAATCTGGTCATGTAATGGAAGTTGACGATACTCCTGGAGCCGAAAGAATCCACACGTATCATAAGTCAGGTTCTTTTGTAGAGTTTCAACCAGATGGTTCACGTGTTCAAAAAATTGTAGGCGATGATTTCGAGATTGTTTATGGAAACAAAACATTGCACGTTGAAGGCGACCTTACAATCAATGTAACTCGCGGTAATGTAAATATCAAGGTAGACAAAGGCGATGTTGTTGAGGATTATGCAGGAAATATTTACTCTACTATCAGAAAAGGTAGATATGCAAAAGTCCAAGGTAATGATATGCTTGATGTTCTTTCTGATCAGAAAGTAAATATCAGTGGTAGTAGATATACTGTTGTTAACTGCGCAACGTCTGGACCACCGATAACGATTCCATTTATTGGTCAGGTTCCAGCAGGTTCAGATACTTTGTTAGTCAAGGGTTCAAAAGCCACACAAATTGGTATGAATCGTAACCTACACGTTGGTGCAAGAAATAATATTAGAAGTATGGGTAAAACTCACTTCACTGTTGGTGTTACTCCAAACTTAGAAGGATTCGCAGTTACAACAATAGGTAACATTGACTTGTCTGCTGGGTCATTATCTAAAATCAGTACTTCAGCAGGACAAACGAACATTGCTTCAGTATTAAATACAAACATTGACACAGGCGGTATTTTAGCAGTAACAACTGTTGGAGCGATGGCAGTACAATCAGCTGCAGCAACTTATACGCATGCAGCAACAATATTTAATACCGCATCAACAGTATACAATGCAGGCACACTGTTCGATGTGAATGCTGTAGCGATTACACTAAACTAGGAGGAATAAATGAGTTGTGGAGCACCAAAAGAATTATTAGATCTTGTAGACGGTATTAATGGAGTTATTGATACTGTCGAACTCGGTATTGCAGCACTCCCTAAACGTATTGCCTCAATTCCTGGATATACAGAGATTGTTATGGCAACGCAAGTTGCAAACGATCTAAAATTATATAAGTCATTGTTAGACGATCCTCTTGCTTTATTGGAGATGGCAGTTCCTTCCTTGCCACAAGAGTTTCAAGACTTTATTGATGCAGGTAACTCACTTGTTGCAGAGACAGAAGAAAAATTAAATCTTGTCAGCAGTATTGCAGAAAGGTATGGCGACCTTGATATAGGAGATCCAGAAGAATTACTGGATGCATTGAATGACCTTGGAGGAGATATTGATAAACTATGTACTATCATTCCAAACATTCAAGAGAGATTTGGCGAGTTAATTGAGATGGGTAAACCATTAACAGGAACTGTTGAAAGACCAATTAATCCTATTCCAAAACTCGCTGCTCCCTTTGTCAAGGGGTTGAAAGATCTAAAAGACGAACTTGCAGATGGGTTTGATACACCAGCAGATGAAGACAAACCACAAACTTGGGATGATATTGTATATGAAACATCTCAAAACTATCTTTTACAGTAAAGGCGTATAAATAAGGGTATGGCAGTCACTAATACACCAAAAAGAGTCTACAAAGATATCGACATGGCATTCAAGCCAAATATTCTTACAAAAGATGTCGGTAAAAAAGTGGATGTAAATGCCGTCAAACAAGCATTAAAAAATATCTTGTTGACGAGGAAAGGCGAGAAACCATTTCAACCGAATTATGGTTCTGGTGTTTACGATCTATTGTTTGAACCAATGGATTACTTTGTAAGTAGTATTATGCAAAAAGAAATTGAAACAACTTTGACTAATTACGAGCCAAGAATTGAATTGATTGACGTTCAATGTAATCCAAATTTTGATTTGGATAATTACGAAATAAGAATAGAATTTTATGTAGTCGGCGTAAAAGATCCGCAAGTCTACACAAACGTATTGGAGAGATTAAGATAATGCCTGCAGCTGCACACTTGGGAGATATTACAACAAACGCACACGGATGCCAAACATCAGTGCCGATTGATACTTCGGCAGCTAATATTGCACTCGCATCTGGTGTTACAATTGATGGAATCTCTGCAGCTGTTGTTGGAAGTCAATTACAAGCACATACGATATTATCAGGTTCTAGTTGTGTACCGCATGCAGGTCAGACAGTAACATCTGGAAGCACAACAGTTAAAGTTGGTGGTAAAGCATTGGCATATCAGGGGGCAACTGTATCGTGTCCAGGAACAATAACAGGTGCAGCAGGAACGGTAACTGTTGGCGCATAAAAATAAAAAGAGTCTAAAATGGCAGTAAGAAAATTAACAGAACTAGAATTTGATCAAATCAAAACAAACCTAAAGACTTTCTTGTCTGATCAGTCGCAATATTCTGATTACGACTTTGAAGCATCTGGTCTTAGCGTTTTAATTGATCTATTAGCATATAATACTCAATACAATGCAATGTTGGCACATATGGTGACCAATGAAGCATTTTTAGACTCAGCTGTCAAAAGAAGTTCCGTTGCTTCTATTGCAAAGACGATGGGTTATACAGCAAGATCTGCTCGTGCTTCAGCTGCTGTAATCAATCTTACAATTACAAATGTACCTTCTTCATATACAAGCAGTTCTTTTACACTATCAAAAGAAAGGGCATTTACTGCCTCTTCTGGCGGTAAGACATTTAAGTTTTATCCAGACAAAGACTATACAGTAAACAAAACACAACAGAATAATGTAGATGGATTCTACTTTACAAACGTAAGATTAGTAGAAGGAGTTAGAGTCGACAATTCAGAAATTATAGATGCAACTTCCTTACAAGGTCCAGTCTTAATGGCTAACCCTGATGTTGATACAACTACAGTTACTTGTGTTGTTCAGGAAAGCATAAGCGACAGTACAAGCACAACATTTAATTTTGCAGATAATATTCTAAATGTTACATCAACTTCAAACGTATTTTATATAGAAGAAGCATTGAATGGATTTTATGAAGTAAGGTTTGGTGATGGTGTTATTGGTAAAAAATTAACAGCAGGTAATATTGTCCGTCTTAACTATATTGCAGCTGGTGGTCCAGCAGCAAACGGTATTAAATCATTTACACCACCTAACGTATTCATTGGATCGGGAGAGACAGTTTCAGTAACTCTTGTATCTGAATCTTCTGGTGGTGCAAAACAAGAAAGTGTAGATAGTATTCGATTTAATGCACCTAGATTTAATGCAACTAAAAATAGAGCAGTTACAACTAACGATTATCAAGCACTTATTCTTTCAGCAAATCCAAACGTAAAATCAGTTGCTGTCTGGGGTGGTGAAGATAATGACCCACCAATTTATGGTAAGGTATTTATTTCATTGCAGGCAAAACCTGGATTGGTAATTACGCAAGATGACAAAGATAACCTTCTTAGAGAAACAATTGAACCAAGACAACCAGTATCAATTACTGCTGAATTTGTAGATCCAGAGTTTACTTATATTGGATTAAATGTCGGTGTTACATACGATTCTAAGAAAACTACATTGACAGAAGGTGCACTTACAACTCTCGTAAATAATGAAATCACTAGCTATTTTGATACACAACTAAATGCATTAGACAAAAACTTTTATTACTCTGTTCTTTCTTCTAGGATTGTTGGTCTATCTACTTCCTTTATTGCTGTTAATTTAGAATTAAGATTACAGAAAAGAGTAACTCCAACTTTGGACTCAATCGTAAAATATACATTGCCATTCAATAATAAGATTCAACCACTTTCAGTTTCAAGTGGATTCTTTAGTGCTAAAATTGACCAAGCGACATATTCTGTTTATATAGCAGATGTCCCAGATGCAAATGTTGTTGCACCAGCTTATAGTGGTAAAGGAACAATCGTACTTAAAACATCAGATAAAAATGTTGTTGTAGATGCAAATGCAGGAACTATTGATTATGATACAGGTAAAATAGAATTTAATTCACTGAATATTCAAGCCATATCTGGTTCTCATGCAACACTAAGTGTTACTTGTCAACCACACGAAAGTCAAAAAGATATCAAAACTGATATACTTCTTAGAACTGCAGAGGTAAGTAGTAACGGTTCGGCTGTTCTTCCTACTGCTTCTAAAAACTATATCTTAACACAGGATAATTCAACTGCTGACATTCCTAATAATATAAGGGCAGGAACCACTGTAAACTTAACAGCACGTGTAACGGATAAGTAATAATGGCAAGATCAGCACCGCGATTTAGAAGATTTATCGAGTCGATAACTATTACCAATGCAGGTAATAACTATTCTTCGATTCCGACTGAAACTGAAATCTTTATCACTGCTCCTTCTGGATCTCCTGAGTCTGATCAGGTGCAAGCTACTGCAACTGTAGATATTCAAAACGGTCAAGTTTCATCTATCACATTAACGAATCAGGGTGATGGTTATGGAGATATCCCACAAGTTTATATTCGTTCTGGTATTGGAATCGGAACTTCATCCTTAACAAATACAACAACAGCTGATACAAGAAGAGACGCTGGAACATATACAGGAGTTGCTGTTGTATCTATGAAAGCTGGTACAGGTGCACTCGCCACAGTTGTAGTAGATTCTAATGGTGCTGTAACTTCGGTAGATGTTACAACTTCTGGTTCTTCCTATATGGAAGGCGAAACTGTTACAATTAGTGATATTTCTATTGGTGGTGTTAACAATGCACCAGATATGACATTTACTGTTGCTCAAAATGTGGGTGGCGGTAATGGTGCAATTCTTACACCAGTCTTAAATACAATTGCTAGAACTCCTGGATATTTTCACGACAATATGTCGTATCTTATCGACTCACAAATACCAGATTTTATTCATACAGATTATCCTAACTTTGCAAGGTTTATTAAAGATTATTTCAAATATTTGGATCTTGGACCAACTGAGTTGGGTGCATTAAACCTTACAGACGGTCAAACAAAACACGCTCCAAATCATCTCCTTCAGGAATTAATCGATAAACTAAATCTTGATCACAGCATAGAAGCGACAGATGATTTCTTAGAGCCATTATTAGAACAATATGCAATCGACTTCCCAGCATCTGCTGAAGTAGATTCAAGACTTCTTATTAAGAATATAAGATCTTTCTTCGAATCAAAAGGTTCAAGGAGAGGTGTTGAAGAATTCTTTAAATTAATGTTTAATGAAGATGTTGAAGTATTCCTTCCATCTGAATTTATATTAAGACCCTCTGATGGTATCTACAATAAAGAATTAACTATCAAGGCATATGCAAATACTGAAATATCTCCAAACCCAGATCCTCTAAGTCTTAGGGGTAAACGTGTTGATGTCCACTATTACGAATCAACAGCATCTATTACAGCAAGAAAAGTAATTAACACATCTGTAACTCGTGTTAAAGAAATTGCTTACACTGCACCAACTGCATATGAGATGACTCTTGACCTTCCTGGAGGCACGATAATTCCTGGACAGGGTGTTGAGGGTGAGTTGACAGCTGTCATTGGTGGTAGAATTGCAACCGTAGGAACTATCGGTGCAGCAGATGCACTAAGAACTGCAGGAACATATGATATTGATACTGGCTTTACTACAGATGGAAATGGTTCAGGTGCAGAATTTACAGTAGTTGTAAACTCCTCTGGTGCAGCAACTATTACAGTCGATACAGTTGGTGATAATTATGCACCAGATGAAACGATTACGATTCCAGATTCTCTTTTAGGTGGCGGTGGAGCAGCTGCTCTTACATTTAAAGTTGCTACAATCACAAACGGTAAAATTTTCTCGGTAACTATTACTGACGGTGGTGCAGGTTATTCTGCAAACCCTGCTGTTATCATTCAACCAAATGCAGCAGATACTATTACAACCACAGCAGTTATTGATACAAGGTTGACGAATGGCTCAATATCTAATACAGTGTTTGTTAATAACGTGCAAGGTGTTGGATATAATAACGTACCAAACTTAATCCTTAATACAGACGCGGTAAGGTCTTGGATTGGTCTTGAAGGACTTTCTGATGTTATTGGTAATAAGACTGCATTCCTTACACGTGTGCTTAATAGTGTCGCACTTAAAACAAACTCAGGCACGTCAAATGGTGGGTTTGTTGTAGGTGAAACATTTAAAGTTTCAGAAACTGGTGATATTCTTGGTGTGTATGCGATTGATTACTTTGCACAAGATTATACAATCACTGGTATTGATAACAACGCATTGGTACGAATAAAAACTTTGGATACAAATAATTATCCATCAGTCCTTGAAGTTATATCAACTGGTACAGGTTTCCAAAGATCTTCTTTTGATTTTGTTCTTAGATCTGAAACGAATGAAACTGCAACTATTAGTTGTTCTACAGGTTTCTCTCATACATTTCCTGGAGCATTTAAAAACTCTCGTGGATTCTTGTCTGATGCAAACAAAATTCAAGACAACGCAGTTTATCAAAACTTTGCTTATCAGGTAAGAACTTCAAGACCAAAAACACAATGGGGTGAATTGTTAGACCGTATTGCACACCCAGCTGGTATGATAGCTTGGACTGATTTGCAGATATTGCAAACAGTAAATATGGGTGCAGACTTTGATGCACAACCAGACATTATTGTATTCCGTTTGTTTGCTGAAATTGAGAACCCACTCGTTGACGATTCACCAGCATTATTCTTCCACAAACCAGCTATTGCAGATTCAGTAGATTGGGCTGATCAGAGAACAGGTGCATCAACTGATACTATCTTGTTGTTTCCTCATCTCGGTAAAGTTGAAAGCCCAGACGTTGATGATCAGATTAACAAATTTGATGTTACAATGGCTAAGACTGAAAGCGTTGACTGGTCAGAAGCTGTTGCGAAAGACGTACATCTGCCTTCTGTCTCAGATTCGGTTGATTGGTCTGAATTAGTAGACCTCTTACTCGTTATTCTTCGTAATCCAGAAGACTCGATTGATTGGGCAGAAACTGTTGTTAGAACAGTAGAACTAAATAAAACTGAAAGCGTTGACTGGACAGATGTTGCTGTTAAATTCCCACAACTGGTTAAAACAGAATCAGTGGATTGGGCACAAAGTGTTAACAGACAATCAGAAAATGCATACACAGAAGACCCTGATGTTGACGATGCTCCAGTATTATTATTTACAGGTGCACAGACAGAGAGCATAGGATGGGGTGAGAGCGGTCAAATTATCGCACAGAACTATGCAGGAGATTATTTCGCCGAAGATTATGTTGGCGAAGTTAGAAGTATTTCTTAATTGGCGTATAAATTCGTTATAAATAAGGAACAGATATTAATATTAAAACACATCAACTAGGAGAAAAAAATGATTCTTGATGTAGAAAAAATGAATGCGTTAGGTCGCGTTCAAATCCAGCTTTTCGATGCAGATGGAAATCTGAAAGAAGAGCAACAAGTGAAGAACTTGGTTGTGACCACTGGTCTTAACCATATCGCCGATAGACTCGGTGCTTCTTCACCAGCAACTCGTATGTCACATATGGAAGTTGGCACAGGCACAACTGCTCCAGCTGCTGGTAACACAGCGTTGGAAACAGCAATTGCTTCCTCTCGTGTAACACTGACATCACAAACTGTTTCAACTAACACTGTTGAGTATGTAGGTGATTTCCCAGCTGGTACAGGAACAGGTGCTGTTACAGAAGCAGGGGTATTTAATGCATCCTCTTCTGGCACAATGCTTTGCCGTACAACTTTCTCAGTTGTGAACAAAGGTGCTGCGGACACACTGAAGATTACTTGGACGCTTACAGTTTCTGACACGTAAACCTAACAGTTAGGAGTTAGAAACTATGGCATTACTGCTTAGAAAAGCTGCAAATGTAGAAAATGCTCGTTCTTTTTATAGGGATATCTTTAATGAGAACGACTTTTTCTATATGTTTGCATCACGTGCAAGATCTTGGACGGATGATACCACTCCAGAGACTCCACGTGATTCTCAATACTATCAGGCGACTTATCGTCAGGATATGCTTTTCGTTAAAAGAATACAAGCATCGGATGCAGTATTGCTTGCACCAAGATATGATTGGGTTTCAGGCACAATCTACGATCAATATGATGATGAGTATGCAGACAATCACCCAGCTTATAGTGGTGCGACGAACTTAGCTAACGCCAAGTTCTATGTAATGACGGATGAATTTAACGTCTATAAGTGTCTTGATAATAACAGTAATGCACAAAGCACAGTTAAACCGACATCTACATCAACTGACACTTTTAAACTTGATGATGGTTATACTTGGAAATTTATGTTTCAAATCGGTGCAGCTGATAGAACGAAGTTCTTAAATGTCAATTTTATTCCTGTCAGAAAAGTTTCTGGTGCAGGTAATCCAGCTTTTGACGTGAACGGAGAGTTAGATAGCATCACAGTAACAGCTGGTGGGTCAGGATATACTTCTGCACCCACTGTTGTCATCGAAGGAGATGGCACTGGTGCTGTTGCAACTGCTACTGTTAGCAGTGGTGCAGTAACTGCAATCACAATCACCAGCGAGGGTCGTGGCTACTCATTTGCGTTTATCAAACTTACTGGTGGTGGTGGCTCTGGGGCAACTGCTACGGCTGCACTCGGTTCTACAGAAACTCCTTCATTACAATCATCCGTAGAAGCAGCAGCTGTTAAGGGTACTCTCGACCGTATTGTTGTTACAAATGGTGGTGTTGACTACGTTGAAGGTGATGTAGTAATCACAGTAAAAGGTGACGGAACTGGTGCGACTGCTTCAGCTACTGTAAATTCAGCTGGTACAATTACATCAGTGGCAGTTACAAATCCTGGATCCAATTATACTTTTGTTGAATTAGAGATTACACAATCAATTGGTTCGGGAACAGGTTGTACTTTAAGACCAGTTGTTGCACCAAACTCTGGGCATGGCGGTAATCCTCCAAGAGAATTGTTTGCTAAAAACGTGGGTGTAACAGTTTCATTTACAAGTGATGATGCAGACATTATAGTTGGTAACGAATTTAGACAAGTAGGTATAATTAAGAATATGCATAACTTTGCAGAGACAGGAACTTTTACCGATTCTATTGGAACTCCATGTCATGTAGTAACAGTCAGTGCTGCAAATGTATCAAAATTTAATTTGGATGATATTGTAACAACTGATGATGGTGGTAGATTCTCAGTCATACAAAACATCGATACAAATAATGACGGAGTAAATGACACTGTTTATCTCCTACAGAAGTTTCCTGGAATTTCAGCTTCGTCAACTTTTACAAATGTTACCACAGGTGACACAGGAATGACTATAAATAGTTTAGCGACTCCAGAGATAAGCAACCACTCAGGTGAGATCCTATATATTGATAACAGACGACCTATCACTAGGGATGAAAATCAGGTTGAAACATTGAAGGTGGTATTTAATTTTTAAGGTAAACAAATGGCATTAAATCTAAACACAAGTCCATATTTTGATAACTTCGATAGAGCGAAGAAATTTGCACGTATTCTGTTCAAACCTGGAGTTGCAGTACAAGCAAGAGAATTGACGCAGATGCAAACAATCTTGCAAGACACAATAGGAAACTTTGCCGACCATGTGTTCAAGGATGGTGCAAGAGTAAAAGGGGCGAGTGGTGAACCACTGATCAGAGATTATATTAAGATTAATGACCTCGATGCTTCATCTGCAACAGTTTCAAACGATACTCTTGCAAACTTTGTTGGTGATACACTAACTGGTGGTACGAGTGGACTAAAAGCTAAAATCTCTAAAGCTACAACAGGTCTTGATACAGACGCTGTTGATAAGAAAACATTTTATATTGATTATATTCAAGGTTCAAGTACTGGCGCATACTTACACTTCGAAGCTGGTGAAACACTTACAGTAACATCTACAGACTCTGGAAGAAACGGTAGTACATTTGTTGTAGATAATGGTACAGACGCAAACGATGCAACAAGAAATTATTTCGGTTCAGGTCTTGACTTTGTAATCGAAGACGGTATTTTATACATCGATGGATATTTTGTATACCACGATAAACAAGAAATTAATCTAGAAAAATATAAAACAGATGCTAACTATTATGTTGGTGTTAAATTTAAAGATTCAAAGGTTACAGCAGACGAAGACACCACACTAAACGACCCAGCAACTGGTACATTTAACTTCAATGCTCCAGGAGCAGACCGTTATAAGGTATCAACTGAGATTGCTAAACTTGGTCTTACAGCCACAAACGATTCAGATTTTATCTCTCTTTACACCGTTGAAGAGGGATTACTTTCTCGTGGCGATGATGTTGGAGATCTAGATTTTTATAACAGATTAGGTGCTACACTTGCCTCAAGAACAAAAGAAGAAAGCGGTAACTATGTTATTAAAAACTTTGAAGTAACAGTCAGAGAGCATTTATCAACTAGCGGAAACAGAGGTTTGCTGACTTCTAGTGAAGGCGGTTCAGCTGATCACATCGCTGTTGGTGTTGGTCGTGGTCTTGCATATGTGAATGGTTATAGAAGGGAATTCCTTTCACCGACATATGTTAAGGTAGATAAAGCAAACGAAAGTGTTGTTGAAGAAGGGTTTACAGTTTCAACAGCATACGGTAACTATGTTATTGTTGACGAGGTTGCTGGTAACTGGGATATTCAAGACGGCACACTCGTAAAATTTGGAGATACAGCATCTGATGCAGCAACAGACAATACATATTCTATCCACGCTGCACCTTCTACTATAATTGGACAAGCACGTGTAAGACAGATCCGTTATGAAAGCGGAACAGTAAATGCTGCAGCATGTAAGTATCGTTTATATCTTTATGATATTCGTATGACTGCTGGCACATTCGGTGATATTAAAACAATTTATCACGATGATGATGCAATTAATGGTTTTGCAGACCCAGTATTGGAAAGCGGTAAGGCAGTTCTTAAAGAATCAAATTCAAACCAACTCGTATTTCAGGCTCCATTCCAAGCTGCAAAAACTCTTGCAACTGATACTGGTAACACATACGATAATAACTATACATACCAAAAAGAATTCTCTACTGAATTTACAACATCAGGAACTTCTACACTAACTGTAACTGGTACAGAAACTTTCCCATATTCTTCAACACCAACTCAAACTCAACTTGATACTGAGTTCTATATGGTGTTTCAAGCTGATGCAACACTCGATTCAGTAGCATATAAAGCAGGTGAGCCATTTAGATTGACTCCTTCGATGATTACATCGATATCAAATACTGCAATTAACTTTGATATCGGCACATCACTTAGTGCTGCAACTGATGTAACAATTCATGTAAAAGTAAAACAAACTGATGTAACACCTACACCAATCAACGCTCTAGCATCAAGATATGTTAAGATTGATACTTCTACAAATGAGATGGGTGCGACTGGACCATGGAACTTAGGAATTGCAAACTGTTACAAATTAGAAGCAGTTTATATTGATGGCTCTGCGTACAGCGAATCAGGAACTGATTATAAGAAACAATTTGTTCTTGAGAATGGACAAGCTGATAATTTCTACGGACATTCAAAACTTGTCAAGAAACCATCCGCAACTATTAGCACAACAGGTAAAAAGATTGTTGTCAAGTTCTCACACCTCGAGCCTAACTATGGTGGCTCAGTCGGTTCTTACTTTGCAATCGACTCTTATCCAGTAGACGATACAGGTTCTTCAGGTATCTTCACTTATGAAATACCTGTATATAGATCTAAAAAACTTGGTACTTTTGATTTAAGAGATTGTATTGACTTTAGACCTTATGTAAATAATACAGCAACCAGTTCTACTACTATGGCTGGTGCATCAGAAAACCCACTCGAAACATTTGACTTGAAGACTATTTCTGGTGGTTATGAGATGCCAATACCGACAGAATCTTATACAACAGATGCTGAGTATTATCTTTCTCGTATCGATAAGGTTGTGATCAGTGAAAAAGGTAACATTGATGTAATTAAAGGTGCACCAAGAATAGATCCTAGAGCACCAGTTTCTCCAATCACAGTTATGGAGTTGGGGCAAGTAACGATTCCACCATATCCTTCACTCTCTCCATATATTGGTAAAACGAGTGGAAGAAAAGATTTATCCTGCCATATTGCACTAAAACAAAACAGACGTTATACAATGGCAGATATTGGTGCGATTGAGAAAAGAATTAATCGCTTAGAATACTATACATCTCTAAACTTACTCGAAAAAGATACAGAGAGTCTCAAGATTACAGACTCCTCAGGGAATGACAGATTTAAAAATGGTATCTTTATTCATAACTTTGCAAACCATAATTTAAGTAATCTCAGAGATCCAGACTTTAATGCAGCAGTAGACACAAGACGTAAGTTCTTGACATGTAACTTTGAAGAAGAACAAGTTGATGTAATCTACGATAGCACAAACTCAACAGGTATTACTAAGACAGGTAATCTACTTACATTGCCATACACACTTGTTGATAATCAGAGAAATATTAACGCTTCTAAATTCCGTAACTGTATCGGATCATTGTTGTTTAACTATAAAGGTGATATAGAACTTTATCCACAATCAGATAACTTTGTTGCAATGGAAGACGGTGGTGACATAGTCGTTGAAAATAATGCAATCGGTGCATCACTTGAAAACCTAGCTGATAGTCTGAATAATGCTGGTATCGTAAATGGTATTGAAAGCAGTATGACAGGAACAACATCACAAACACAAGATATTGAATTTGGTGGTAGAGATTCTGATTCTGACAGGGGTGGTAGGAGAAACAGAGTAACATCATCTGCGACAGTTGAGTTTAACGCATCTATGGATCAAGTTGTAGAATCTTCATCATTACAACAATCAGTAGATACTCTTACAATCGAATCAACAGGAAGCACAACACTTAACCAAGACTTAGGTGACAGGATTGTTGATATTGGGTTCTCGCCATTTATGAGATCTCAAAACGTAACTTTCAACGCCACGAGATTAAAGCCAAATACTCGTGTGTATGCATACTTTGATGGAGATCCAGTTTCTGATCATTGTCGTGCATTAACATATTCTACATTTACTTCTAGACTTGCAGCTGGTGTAGATAACTTCTGGTCAGACTTCAATGAAACAACCAATGCATTTGGTTCTGCTCTTGTAACCGACTCTGAAGGTAGACTTGCAGCACAGTTTAGAATACCAACAGACACTTTCCGTATTGGTGAAAAAGTATTACGTCTTACAGATGATATTTTAAACAGAGATGGCTTTACAACTACTTCTGCCGAAGCGACATTCTCGTCATTCGGTCTAGATGCAGTGAGCCAAGGATCGATTATTTCTACTCAAGTGCCTTCATTCGCAACAGGCACAAACGCTGGTGATCCAAGAACAATTGCAGACTTAGTAACAGATGTCCGTGTTGAAGATGTAACATCAAACGTAAATGTTGATGTTAATTTAACAGCGGATGACCCAACAGCGCAAACCTTCACGATTACAAATCCTGAAGGTATCTTCTGCCCGAAAGTCGATCTATATTTCAGAAACAAATCTTCCACTGACGGCATTACAATTCAGATAAGAGAAGTGGTGAATGGATATCCTGGAGCGAGGGTTGTACCTTATGGCTCTAAATATCTATCGCCTTCTGAAGTAAACATATCGTCAGAAGCAGCTGATGGAACAGTAACATTTGCTGCGACTGGCGTAACATTTGACTCTCCTATTTTCCTCGAGGGTGGTAGAGAGTATTGTATTGTTACACTTCCTCAAGCAAACAGCCCAGATTATGAAGTTTGGGTATCAGAACTTGGTGAAAATAAAGTTGGTACTACAGAAAGAATCGTAGCTGAAGATGTTTCTTCTGGTGTTCTTTTTGTATCATCGAACAACAAAACTTGGAATGCATTCCAAGCTGAAGACTTAATGCACAGAATATATCGTTGTAACTTTACAGCTGGTGCGACTGGTACAGCTAAGTTTACAAATGGTCCAATTGACTATCTGAAAATGACAGACTTTACAAGCGGTGCATTTGCAGCAGGTGATCAACTCCACGGATTTGATATTACTCTGGATAGCGGTGGCTCTGGTCACGCAGTTAATGATATTGTAACCTTTGCTGGGTTCGGTAATGGAACTGGCTTAAAACTTAAAGTAACAACTGTAAGTTCTGGTGCAGTAACTGGGTTCAGTATTGATACAATGGGATCTGGGTTTACAGCAGACGGAACAAACGTAGCACAATCTTCAACAACTGGTTCAGGAACTGGGTTTATTGTTGATGTTGTAACTAAGACTGCAGCAGTGGAAAGATATTCAACCCTTAATGATGTCGCTAGAACTCAGCTTACAAAGTCTGACTTTAGTGTGAACGATATCATTTCAAATGGTACAACACAAGGAACTCTTTCGTCTATTGAGAACAAGATATTCAACAAACTACAACTTAACTTCGGTGAATTAATTCTTCCTCAAACTAAGATTGATCACACATATGCTGGTACTCAATCTACTGGAGTTTCTACGAAAGGAACTTCTTATCGTAAGATTACTAAAGTTGAACAACAAATAACTACAAAAGAGTTTGCTGTATATTCTAAATCAAACGAAGATGCAAACCTCAGTAGTAACAAATCATTCAATAATACAGCAGTTCTTACAACTGATAATAAGTTTGTCAGTCCAGTAATCGATCTATCTCGTTGTGGGTTTATTACAACTAAAAATACAATCAATAATGACTCCACTAATGAGGATGCAAACAATAGCGGTAACGCTCTTGCAAAATATATTTCTAAAACTGTAAGACTCTCTGATGGTCAAGATGCTCAAGATCTAAAAGTTTTCCTAGATGAGAAAACACCAGTTGGTTCTTCAACAAAAGTATATGGTAAATTCTTGGCTGCAGAGGACGATGCAGATATTAGAGGAGAACTTGATTGGTTCGAATTGAAAGAAGAATCAGTTCCTGATAATCAAGGTCTAGCACAAACTCAATTTATTGAGAAAAAATATACTATTGATAATGCAAACCTCAATGGAAGTGATGTGCTTGAATATTCGGTCAAGCGTGTAAGCGCAACTACAATAACCGCTGGTGGATCTGGTTATACCACTGCACCAACGGTAACTTTCTCTGGTGGTACAGCTACCAGACAAGCAAAAGGTATAGCAGTTCTAAGTAGTGGAGCAGTTTCCTCGATCATCATTACGGATCCAGGAAGATACTCTACTTCTTCAGCTGCTCCAACAATAACAATTTCTGGGGGCGGTGGCTCTAGTGCAACAGCAACAGCCACTCTTGGTACTACAACTTATACAACCTTCAAAGAGTTTGCAGTGAAGATTGTGATGTTGACTGATAATACCTCGAATGTTCCTCAGTTGAAAAATTTAAGGGCTATTGCTCTGCAGGTATAGGTAATTAAATGTCTGGTTTTACAACTGATAAATACACAAGAGATCCAGATACTAATGCATTACTCAGTAATGATTTAGCTGGGCTCGAACAATATAAAAAGCAAAAAAGACAATCTAAGAAGTTAGATGAAGTTTGCGATGATATAAATAGTCTGAAAGAAGATTTGGCAATGATAAAAGATGCCATTCAGGTAATTTTAAAAAAATAGGTAAGAAAAAATGTCAACACTTACAACTCGTTCAGGTAAAGGCTCTCCACTTACTAACACAGAAGTAGATAGTAACTTTACCAATCTAAACACCGATAAGTATCAAAGCGGTGATGATATTGTTGTTGATGATATTACGGTATCAGGTAGATTTATTGTTGGTGTTGATGCTTCAGTAACTGCTGCAGGCACAACACAAGGTGATGCAACAGCTTTAACAAAAACATATAACATTATTAATACAGCAAGTGCGAACCAAGGGGTAAAACTTTTAGACGCATCTACTGGTACACGTGTAACTATATTTAACTCTACTGCAAATACAGTAAAAATTTATCCATATACTGGTGAGTCTATCAATGACCTTTCAGCCAATGCTGCACTTTCACTTGGTCCAGAAAAAGGTCGTGACTTTATTGCTGTGTCAGCAACTCAATGGCAATCCACTGACGAAGGTGATGCAGTTGTTGCAACTACTTTAACTGCAACAGGTCTAGCATCTCTTGATGGTGGTATTGATGTTGATTCTGCATTTACAGTAGCTGATTCAACAGGTAACGTCGCCACGACAGGAACTTTAACAGTAGATGGTCTAGCATCTCTTGATGGTGGTATTGATGTAAACGGTTCAAACTTTACTGTTGCAACCACAGGTAACATAGCAACTGCTGGTGACTTGAGTGTAACAGGAGCAACTACTCTTTCAGGAGATTTGAAATACGGTATCACTGCAGCAGTAACTTCAGCTGGTTCTGATCAGGGTGATGCAACTGCACTTACAGAAACAATTAACATTGTTAGTTCTTCAACTGCTGGTCAGGGTGTAAAACTGAAAGCAGCTGCAACAGGATTAAGAGTAGAAATTTATAACACAACGGCGAATGATATCAAAGTCTATCCTAATACTTCTGATACAATTGATGGTGGGTCTGCAAATGCTGCAAAAGACTTACCAGCCAAAACATCTATGGTTTTGGTATGTAAAGACGCTACAAACTGGGAAGTATTAAGACCAATAGCAATTTATGGTTCAAACGGCGACTTGTTAAACTAAGGATTTTATTATGGCTGGTCCAATAAGAATAGAAGGTACTACAGACTCAGAAGGAAATAACTACGAAGGTGGTGTTCGTGAGATGACCACCACTGAGTTGACTACAACTACTGCTAATCTGATCACAACAAAATATGCCAGTGTAGATGGAACCGCTTCTCTGAGATTAAGAACTTCAGGCAGTGTCCCTTCTGGTTTTACTGATATTGGTTCATTTACAGACAGAAAAAGAAACGATGCAGTTGGTACACACCCAACAGACGGAGCATCAACAACTGTAAACACTTATACAATCGCAATGGGTACTACTGCAGATAGTGGTTCTCACGAAAGACCAGTAAGAGTAAATGCTGATGGCGATTTACTTGAGATGACAGATGCTGAGATCGATACTGAAGTTTGCGATCCAATTATTGCAGCTATGGTTGCAGGCAATACAAATACAGCAGGTCTTTATTACCTATCAGCTTCTGCTCCATCAGGTGGTACGTGGACAAGCAGAGGAACTATTTCTGACACACAAGTAGACGGAACTACCGTAACAAAAACACTTTGGCAAAAAACTGCAGCAACCACTACACATACTCTTCAAACATTCGAGAGTTTAGTTAAAAAACCAGATGATCAATCTTTACAAGCGATGTCAACAGCTGAAGTTGAAGCATTATATGCACCTTTTGTAAACAGAATTCAAGACGCCACAGGTTTACAAATTGGCTCATATGACTTTGAAACATCTACTACAGGCTTATCTGGAACTTGGCAACAGCAAGGTGAAACGATGACTGATCAGATGAAAGACACAGCAACTTATGCATACGCTGGTTCTTACACTGGGTCATATACAGGTTATTATGACGGAACATATTCTGGTACATATGATGGAACATATGCAGGAACTTATGCAGCATCTTTTAGTGGATATTCTGGAACAGCATATACTGGATCTTATACAGGTTCATATACTGGTGCATATACTGGTGCATATGCAGGATCTTATTCAGGAACATACACAGGTTATTATGATGGTGTGACTATCATCAGTACTTCAAGTTCTCAGGAAACTAAAAAACTGTTTGTTAAAATTGGATAAATAAAAATATATAAATTTATTATGGAGTAATTATGGACGTTATTGCAACCTCAAACGACGAAATCAAACCACTATGGAAAGATCCTATCTGGAAAGATAAGGATAATAGACGTATGGTCGCCAGAAGATTAACTGGTACTGGCGAATATGCGGTTGTTCATATTGATGCATCTGGTGGTGTCAATAAAGATTTCGATGAAATCCTAGAAACCTTTGGCGAAGAAAAGTTAGACGAACTAACAGCCAAACATAAGGAAGAGCAAATCAGACAAGAGCAGATTCATCGCGAAAGAGTTGAAGCCGATCAAACCAGACGTAAACAAGAAACTCTTTTCAATATGAAACTCGAAGCGTTTGAAATCGAAGAAATCAAAACCTCACAAAATAGAGATTTAAAGAAACGTCTTAGAAAGGCAAAGTCGCCAATCGAAATCCAAGCATTTGCAACCCTGTTGATACAGGAAGCATTGGCGAATGCAGAGTAATGGATTTGTTTACGTTGCTTCAGTAAATAAACAATTCTATTATGCAGCACTACATAGTGCACAATCTCTTTTAGATTTTTATCCCGAAGCAAAGATTACTTTGTTCACTCATAAAACGTGGGTGTGTGATGAAGCACGTGAAATATTTGATCAGATTATAACTGACGGTGTTCCGAATCATATAAGAGCAAAACTTTGGGCACTATCTAAATCTCCATACGATACAACTCTTTATATTGATTGTGATACTACTATCCAAAGCGAAGAAATATCAGAGGTTTTCGATTTACTCGGAGACAATGATATAATTTTTACAAGGAATCGTCCATACAACGCAAAGATTACCAAGCTATCTGAAACAGAAGAAATGATTTATCATTGTGGTTTGTTTCTTTACAACACAAAAACCACTAAAGATTTGATGGATAGTTGGTACACAGGATATCTAGAACAAAACGATCCGCGTTGGGATCCTTCTCCATACCCTGAAGAAGTTAGAAAATGGGACACATTTACTATGTGGAATCTATTGACTAATGGCAATTTTCAGGTTAAAGTAGGAGAGTTTCCTGCACCAGATGCAAAGTGGAACTTTGTAAACGGATATAAAGAAGATGAATTGATGGGCGAGGAAATAGTTATACAACATTATACAATAGCACACACGAAGCTGATGACAAATGAAGTTTATAGACCTTAATAAAGAAATATTAGAAATCCTCGAGGAACATAGAAAGTGGTTCTTCGATCAAGATTTGTCAGAACTATATGTTGATCAGAAAGGCGACTCAAATGCTCTTTATGCATCGTCAAGAGAATATCTTGATTTGATGTTACAGAAGCCAATGGGAAAAGAAAAAGGTCAACACGCTGGTCCACCAGAGTTAATACGCAATGTTTACTTTGGTGTGGGTGCAAGATCTCCTGATAAATTCAAAAAAGAATCTGAAAGTTTTAATGATAAACTTGTTAAGTTTTTAGGGGCAAGACATAGTGCTGTCCACGTTTACTATCCAGAAGATGGGTATATGGGGTGGCACAATAACTGGGATGTTCCTGGATTTAATATTCTATTTAATTACAGTAACGGCGATGGATGGTTTCATTATCTTGAGGGAAACGAGATAAAGAAAATGATAGACCCAAAAGGTTGGTCAGCGAAAGTAGGATATTATGGTGGACAAGACGATCCGTTTTGGCATTGTGCAGGTGGTGGTCCAAGAATTACACTCGGTTTTGTTATTCCTGATCAGAGTATGTGGGAAATGATGGTTGAGGATATTACTTAAATACCAATATAATATTGGTGATACCATACAACACAAGCCATAATTGTTGCAGGAAGCATTGCAACTAAAGATGGTATGAAGACCATGTAAAACATTGGGTGTTCGCAAAGCCAATCCATATCCTTATTATTCAACCCAAGTTTTTTTTGTTCTGACGTATAGTCTGGATAAGATAGCGATTCTTCAAATCTTTTTACATGGTCTGGTTTCATATTTTAAAATCCAAAATAACTTGCTCTCGTTTGCACGATTATCATGTATGGGATTCCTAAAGGAAGAGCAATGTATGCTAGAAATTCGGCGAATGCTTTGGTTTTTCGCACCATGCTCTTCGTTATTGTTATAACTGTGGTCATGGTTTTTCCTGTTAAGTATTATTAAAAGTTATAAAAAAATAAATTCTTATAACTACCTAAAAATATTTATAAGGGTTGTGTGAAAAATTAGATTATATACTTATTCTTTTGAGCCAATGACCATAAAGCGATCGTACTTCTTTTGCCCATCCCACGAATAGTATGTTTGTTCTATTTGTCCTTCATAGAATATCTCATCTAAACCGATTTGCTCGGTTAAATCTTTTACTGAATTGACACAGTTGATACCATACATCTCTTCAATAACATTACTATTCTGACAAGCAAACAATGCCATTGGGTTTCTTGTTGTAAGTTCTTTCAACGGATACATCTGTTCGGTGTTGATAGCGATTACGATGTCCGCATCTATTTTATTTAACTCATCGAATGCAAACGGAATATCTAAACAATGATGTCTAAACTTTACAAACTTCTCTTGTGCGTAATGTTTGTGTAGTATTTTAGATATATCCAACGCTTCTTTATCGAGGTCAACTAAATGTAACTCTCCGATGTCGATATTTTCACAAAGTAAAGGAACAAGTGGCATACCCAACCAAGAGTTTAGAACTAAAACTTTCAGTTTTTCCTGCCTTGCACAGTTATCAATATTTGTGATCAGTTCTTCTACGAGCCATGTTGCAGCTTCGACATGGTTTGCCTCGTGACATTGGCGTAAGTCGGTAAGTTTATGTGGTGCTTTTTGTTCGATGAAATATAATGCTTCACCATAGAACTTAAAATTATTTAGAAAATTAGATTTTAACATCTTCACTTTTACCCATAGAGTCAAATAAACAGATATATGGCAAGTCACGATACACGTGCTTTTCAGTATCTTGTGGATAGATATAACCTTGATTGAAACTATACACCCATCCTAGAGGAAACAGTTTCATCGGGACTATGTTTTTATCGCAAAGAAAATTATCAATACCGCGATATTGCCAAAGTATCTGTTGTTTATATTTATTAAAGTATTCCCACAGCTTTGCAGAGTCAAAACTATCATTCCATCTCAGTACACTTGAGTTGATATCGCTAAATTTATGGGGAACGTGTTTTGTTTCTTCGCGCATACGATCGAGATCGTGCCACCAAGTCTTTACAATACCCAAACAATCCTCTGGTTCAAAATTTTCAAATGCTGTGATGTCGTGTTGTATTAGGATATCAAGGTCAAAGAAAAGTTTTTCTCCTTTCTGATCAACCAAAGGCGAAAACAAATACATTTTGTTCCACCATTTTTCTAAATCATTATACTTAGGAATCAAGATAGGTTCAATGAAATCCTCTAATCCTTCTGGGTCATCAGTTATACAATACATCTGACGATTCTCTTCTGGAAAATCAGAGCAAATATCATATGCAATTTTATTTACATATTCAGAGGAGTATTTGTCTCCCCATTTTACTGTGTATATGTTCATAGGTATAGCCAATCCAATCCAAATTGTTTATGTTTCTTGTAACCCATATCTAGCAATATATCCTCGCCGTTTGCCCTTTCCAATACAATCGCAGGTTTGAAAGTGTTTATTGTACCTAACATTCCTTTGAGTGCACTTCTTTCCATACCTTCAATATCTAGGTGAATTAAATCAGGTTCTAAATGAAATCTATCTAATGTAACCTGCAGTAATTCACCTCTTCGTTTTACTCTTGTTGCACCGCTGTTTACTCTGTCTCTCATTATACCGCATTTTCTATCTTCATTACCAAGAGCATATGGATATATTGATACATTATTATATTCTTTTAAGTTTTCTTTCAAACATTTTAGATTCCAAGCATCTGGCTCGAATGTTGCAACTTCATTAACCACAGAGCAATATTGCCATGTGTATAAACCGCAATGTCCACCAGCTTGAATAACCATACTCACATCGCCAACTTCTTCAAGAACTTGTTGAGGAATGTCAGGGTATTGTTGTGTCAGATGCCTCCATGCGTGGTGGTCATCAACTGTCCATAGCCAGTCTTTACCTCTCCAAAATCTTGTTTCGTAATTCATTGCTACTAAATCTGTGTTGACGTTTATTGTAATAAATTTCTATTCCCATATCCTTGCCAGTAAAATCTTTATCTCTATATTCTTCGCCGATAATTCTTATGTCAATTGGATACAATTCTAAAATATCTAATAGTTCTCTTTCAGTTGAATATGGTATAATTTCGTCTACATACTTTACTGCTTTCAGTTGTGTATATCGTTCAACGATATTCTGTGCAGGTTTATTTTTCTCTTTTCTTTCCCATCTAGGGTTAAAATGTAATCCACATATTAAATAATCGCATTGTTGTTTTGCTTCTTGCAACATAATAACGTGACCAGTGTGCAGTAAATCAAATGCGCTTGCAGTAAATCCTATCTTCATTTCCAGTGTTCTAATAGTTTTGGGTCGACTAATTCGTCTTGTTTTGTTGTACCTCGCGATGCATCTTCAAAGGGAAGAAGGTCGACATTAAATACGCAGAGGATACAATTCTCTCTATAAATTCCTACATTTAAATCATCTTCATCCCAAGAGCGACCACGATTATACGAGTATGCCATCCAACTTGGAAAATAATCCCATAGTTCTTTCCAACGCCAACTATGGTAATTATCAGTTCCGTCTGTAAACGTAAACCAGATTTTTTCTTGGTGTTTCAATACGTCTTTCCATATTGGTTCGCATTGGTCATCACTCCATACTTGACAACTGCCATTGGTAAATGCACCATGTGATAGTTTAAATCTTCTACTATTCATAGGTCTAGGATCTTGCCACCAAGAACGCATCTTTGTAGGTTGTTCCATATTGTAAGTAATTATAGGAGTCAGATCGTTTTGGATTATTACATCAAGATCTAGAAAGACGAACCGACCAGTAGGTTTGTCATCGGCGAAATTATGGGTGTTAAAAACGAAAGTTTTTGCGCGATCCCAACAACGAGCCATTCCGTACTTAAAATCATCCAAACCAAACCAATACTTAGGATGGATGTTCGGAATATCTGGAAAGGGGATAACTTTAATATCAGATTGAAGACCAGTATCATCATCAGTGTAACAATAGAAGTGTACGTCAAACTGATCAGGGCAGTTCCTACGAGCCATATTACAAAGTCTGTTGACAAAGTGTGCACCATACTTTGTGCCCCATTTAGCACATACAAAATTTACACGCATCTTCCACAAGTCTCTTTACAAATTTTCAAATGGTCTTTTTTTAGACTATCATTATAACATTCAAAGTCCGCATTATATACAATTTCCTTTAATGGAAAGGACTTCGCGTTATTATATTTAGGATTGTACGGATAGTCTATTGGATGGAGAGGGTAAAGTCTATTCTCTAAAATATCTCTCGCGATATATGAACAAGGGAAAACTTGTCCTTTTGCATTGATGTAAACCATATTTTCGTTTCTGGCTTCACAATCAATCACCCATTTTTCTTCTTTTGCAACATTCCTATATTCTTCTTTTTGTTTAAATTTCTTAATGTTTTCTCTCGTTACGTGCTCAGGTCTCTCTACAAAGTCAGGTATATTTAAAACATCACACGGTTCATTATCATCCATCGCTGGAATCATTACTTGACTTCCTTGTTGTTCAAACCACTCTATGATTTTTATATAATCTTTACAACGACTCGGTTTAGAAAGCGTATGTAAAAAAGTTACATATTCAGGTGGGTCTTGGAATATTCTTTTTATGTCTTGCAATGTAAGTTCGTCATCTTCAACAAATATATCGTTGAACGAGTTTCCTGTGTCATTGTGTTTATTAGATAATTCTAGTACAACGCGAGTAGGAAAATCTTTATACATATCATACTTACCATACCAGTGATTGAGAAGTATAGAATCTTCTAACTGGTCTATTGATATTGTATCTTCTCCCTCTATCATATTTTGATTGAACAGAGCGAGTTTTGCATCATAATCTGTATCTTGATAGTTGTAACTATAATACCATTCATGCGGTAAGAAGTTCCAGAACTCAGTTCCTGCTGGTCTACGCCATTGGTGGTAATTATCTGAACCCTTATAGAATGTTTTGAATGTATCTGGATTCTCTATCACATCTTCATATATTTTTTTCGGCTGATCAGACCACCACATCATACAACTGGAGTTAAAATATGTTCCTCGTATATCTCTAAATCTTCTTAATTTGAGTTGCCCTTCAGGTTGCCAGTGTGAATATAAGATATGTGGTTTAAATGCAAGGTCATAAAACTCGTCAATAGAGTCTTGAATAATAACATCAAGGTCAAAGTAACAGAATGGTCCAGTCGTTGCAAGCCATTCTTCCGCATTAAACAATAAAAATTTAGAACGATCCCAGCAATAGTTCTCCTCTCCGAACCAATACTTTGGATGAAGTGGTTTTATATCAGGAATGGGATGTACTTCTACTTCTTCGCGAATGCCTTCTGGCTCGTCTGTGAAACAAACCATACGAAACTGATTGACATAATTGGCGTCAATCATTCCATATAGATTATTTACATAATCAGGAGAGTATTTTTCACCCCACTTTATCGTTAGAAAAGTGAGTATAGTAATCAGTCCTCAAATCAAAATTATGTCGATCCTGACCATTCAACAAACAAATTGTTGGGTCAGGTCTGTATTTTCTGCCACGCGGACTTACATCCGTTTCGTGGTCAATTCCATACATATAAGAGTATAACACTCCTTTTTCATATGTATCAAAGTCATTTTTATGCTCGTGGAATAAGTATTTATCATCACAACCCTTATATTCTCTTATCCATTTGTATGGATTTTCGTTGAAGTGTTTTTTGATTTTAACACCTTGAAATCCTCTCCAAGCCATTACACTTGAATTGAAATCACCACCGCCATGTTCAGATTCGAAACCATCGTGTTTCCACCACGTTTTACAAATCTTTAAGTTTTCAGTGAATAAATCCCAGACTTTTTCTGGTTTTTGTATTACCACGTCTAAATCTAAATATAATGATTGTCCCCAGTCTTGACCCAAGATATTTACTTTCTCGAATGTTCCAAGTTCTGAGTCTGCCCATCGCAAATTAATTTCAGGATAAAGACCTTCATCACGAAGGCGTTCACCCTGATCAGTATGACAAACATAACGGTATTGGAAACCTTCTCCAATGCCTATTGTAGAAGCAATCCGATTCACGTCATCGAAATTATACTTGTCACCATATAATAATGTATGTATTGTAAGCATAGCAATCTATATATTACCTTAATATTTGTAATAAGTCAAGTCTTATAAATAAGAGCAAAAGGAGTAAAATTAATGGCAACTCAACAAAATATAGTAATTGATCAGGGAACAACATTCTCTACGACAGTCACTGCCAAAGATAGCACAGGTTCAGCAAAAGATCTGACTGGCTATACAACAACCGCACAAATAAGAAAAAGCTATTACAGTTCGTCATCCACAGATTTTACTACCGCGCAAGTAGACGGTACAGGTGTTATCACACTATCATTAACCGCAGCCCAGACAGGAAATTTAAAAGCAGGAAGATACGTTTATGACGTTGAATCTGCTTCAGCATCCGAAACAATAAGAGTTGTTGAAGGAATTGTTACAGTTACACCCCAAGTGACGAAATAATGTGGGCGAGTTGCGCATAACTCTGGCAGTAGTGCGCTGAAGCTGACAACCTCGAGGGACATATGTTAAGGGCAGAAGATAAGCCAAGCCAGTCATAACATAGTCATCAGCAAATCCTCGCCCACTCCCACTTCAAACTCTTATAAATAGTGACATAGACTTAACAATATTAACAAACAGGGGTTTAGATGGCTCTATCAACTAGACAAGAACTTATAGATTACTGCCTCAGAAGATTAGGATTCCCTGTAATCGAAATCAATGTAGATGACGATCAAGTAAGCGATCGTGTCGATGACGCCATACAATTATGGCAAGAACATCACTTTGATGGTGTCGAGCGTGTATATATTAAGAAAGCACTCGAAGGATCGACATTAAATCTTTCTTCATCTGCTACATTTAATGCAGGAGAAACGATTACAGGTGGAACATCAGGCGCAAAAGCTATTGTAGATAAAAGCAGTTCTGGCACAAAAGTAATTTATGAAAACGTATCAACCGTAGAAAAGTTTGAAGCAAACGAAGTTATTACAGGCGAAGACTCTGGCGTAACTGCTACAATCAGTTCTATCGTAAAAGGAAATATCGAAAACGGATATATTGCAATCGCAGATAATATTCTTGGTGTTACAAGAATGTTTAAGTTCGGTGGTGTTGGCTCAACATCAAACTCAGATGGCTTATTCGATATTGATTATCAATTCGCACAAAACGATCTTTACAATCTATTGGCTGCTGATGTAACATATTATTCAATGGTCAAAACACATATGAATGTGCTTGAAAGTCTTTTCGTGAACGACCGAGCAATTAGATTTAACAGAAAAACAAACAAACTTTATATTGACACCGATATGGATAGAACTTTCAATATCGGAGATTATGTCGTTGCAGAGGGATATGCTCTCGTAGCAGGCACAGATTACGCTGAAGTCTACGATGACATGTGGCTCAAAAAATATACTACTGCTCTGATCAAGAGACAGTGGGGAGAAAATATGAAGAAGTTTGGTGGTATTCAACTTCCTGGAGGTGTGACATTAAATGGTGATCAGATTTACGGCGAAGCGGTTCAAGAAATTGCACAAATAGAAGAAGAGATGCAAAACAGATACGAACTGCCACCTACATTTATGACAGGCTAAATTAATGGCTACAAATTTTTATTTTCAATCAGGCAATACGCAAGGAACTACGTCCGAACAAAGGCTCGTGGAGGATCTTGTTGTCGAGTCTCTGAAAATATACGGTCACGATGTTTTCTACATGCCTCGTACCTTTGTCAATAAAGATACGATGTTTGATGAAGATGAGTTGTCAAAATTTGAACAAGCATATCCTATCGAGATGTATCTTGAAAATGTTGAAGGGTATGAAGGCGATGGTGAGTTGTTTCAAAGGTTTGGTCTTGAAATTAGAGACCAAGCAACCTTTGTTATGGCTCGAAGAAGGTGGGATGATACAGTAGAAAATACTGACGGTGGTTCGTTTACAGGCGGTGGTAAAAGACCGATGGAAGGAGATCTTTTATTCTTCCCAAAAACTAAATCGCTATTTGAAATAAAATTTGTAGATTTCCAAGATCCGTTTTATCAATTAGGTAAAATCAACGTATTTAAAATGCGTTGTGAATTGTTTGAATACTCTTCAGAAATTATTGACACTGGCAATGCAGCGATTGATATACTCGAAGATGATAACACGATTGATCAGAGATTGTTCCAGTTGGTACTTGAAGATGCAACTGGTAATATTATCCTTGAAGATGGTGGCTCTCTTATTAAAGAAGATTATGCAATCAAACCATCAGTACAAGGCGATGACTTTGAAGAGATAGAAAGAGCAAGTAATATTCTAGACTTTACTGAATCTAATCCGTTTGGAGATTTTGAATAATGTTTAAGGGAAAGACCTTTTATCATAGTCACATAAGAAAAGCAGTTGCTGCATTCGGCACAATATTCAATAACATAAACATCGAGCGTAAAGACTCGAGTGGAAACATAGTACAAACTTTAAGAGTACCACTTGCCTATTCAACAAAACAAAAATTTATTTCTAGGATTGAACAAGTCCCGACTATTGAGAGTCGTGGTGAAGTTGCGATCGTCTTACCGCGTATGGGTTTCGAGATTATCTCACTTACATACGATGCAGCAAGACGAACATCACCTATCCACCATCACAAAAAGGCAACAGACTCGGCGACTTCCGTAAAGAAAGTATTTACATCAACACCATACGACCTATCATTACAATTATATTGTTTTGCAAAGAACCAAGAAGATGGTTTGCAAATCATTGAACAAATTTTACCTTTTTTCAATCCAGATTTTAGTATCACTGTTAACGACCTTCCAGAGTTAGGAATCAAACGTGATATCAAAATAACACTCGACTCTGTCGGTTATGAAGACCAATCACAAGGTACGTTTGCAGACAGAGCAAGTATTGTATGGACTCTTACATTTAATATGAAACTCAATTTTTATGGTCACGTTGCTGATCAGGATCTGATCAGAAAAGCAGTTGTAGAAACATATGCGAATCCAGACGGAACTGCAGGTGGCACAAGAACTCGCCAAACATATGAAGTTGTGGCATCAACTGCTACTGCTAACGCTACGATCGAAAATGGGGCAGTATCATCTATTGTTGTTGCATATAAAGGTGGTGGCTATACTGAGAATGGTCCAAATATAACCATATCTGGTGGCGGTGGCTCTGGGGCAAGAGCCTCAGTAACAATGGAAGTAGACCCTATAAATACTGGTAAGTTTAGAGTTAAGTCTGTTACGATAAACGATGGTGGCACAGGTTATACAAGTGTGCCAACAGTAACATTTGAAGCACCAGACGACGGAAATCAAGGTGTTGATGACACCTACAGATTTCTAGAAGAGTTTGATACAGTTTATGAGTAAGAATAAGATATTTGATGCATTAGACAAAACTTTTGAAACCGAAACCAAAAAAACTGAAACAAAAGTTCCAGCAGTAAAAGAAAACGGTACGGTTGAACAAGATTTTGATGAAGCAAGAGCAGCACTGAAAAGAGCGATGGCATATAGCGAATCGACTCTTCAAGGTATAGTAAATGTTGCAGAGAATAGCGACAACCCTCGTGCATACGAGGTAGCAGGACAGCTTATCAAAATGTTTGGTGATCAAGCCAAAGATATACTCGAATTGCAGAAACAGAAAAAAACTATTGACGGTGTTGATGAAAAGACACAGCAAAAAATAGGTCATCAAACTAATGTTTTATTTAATGGAAGCACAACAGATCTTATGAAGGAACTGAAAAGCATAGTGGATAATGATGAGAAAATCATTGAAGGCAAAGTAGAAGATGGCAATACCGACTGAAGACACCTCGTATCACGGCAATCCTAATCTAAAGTCAATAGGTCACCAGCATAATTTTACGAAAGAACAAATTAAAGAACTGGTAAAGTGCCAAGAAGATCCGATATATTTCATTGAAACATACTGTCAGATTGTAACTCTAGATAAAGGTTTACAACCATTCATACTATATGAATGTCAAAAGAAAAAAGTCGATTTCATTATGAACAATCGACAAACAATTCTAATGGAAGGTAGACAGCAAGGTAAGACTGTCGTTGCAGCTGCATGTATCCTTCATTATACATTATTCAACGAAAATAAAACCGTTGCGATCCTCGCAAACAAAACTACGGCTGCAAGAGAGGTTTTAAGTCGTTACCAAATTATGTACGAAGGTTTACCGATTTGGATGCAACAAGGTGTGAAGACTTGGAACAAAGGTAATGTAGATCTAGAAAACGGATCTGTAATCTTTACAGCTGCAACAACCTCGTCTGGTATTCGTGGTAAATCAGTAAACTGGTTATATATTGATGAGGCTGCAATCATCCCTAATAATATTGCAGATGAATTTTTCACAGCTGTATATCCTACGATTTCAGCTGGTGAAACTACTAAGATCCTTCTTACCTCCACACCACTCGGTTATAATCATTTCTGGAAGTTTTGGAATGAATCCGAAGAGGGTAAAAATGGTTTCAAGCGTATGTTTATACCATACAGCGAGATTCCAGGAAGGGATGAGGTATGGGCAGAGGAACAACTTAAACTTCTGGGTGAACTTAAATTCAATCAGGAAGTTTTATGTGAGTTTCTCGGTTCAACAAATACACTGATCAATGGCAAGACTTTGTCTGTTATGTCGGCAGTACAGCCAGAATATAGCAAAGACGGTCTTGATTTATATGAAGAACCAAAACCAGACCACTTTTATGTAATGACGGTAGATGTGGCTCGTGGTATTGGTGGTGATTATTCGGCATTTTCACTCATAGATGTAACAGAAATGCCGTATAAATTGGTCGGGAAGTATAAACATAACAAAATTTCTCCGATGTTATATCCGAGTATCATAGCGAAAGTAGCAAAAGACTTTAATAATGCGTTTGTTTTAGTCGAAGCAAACGATATTGGACAACAAGTTTTGGATATTTTACATCAAGAAGAGGAATATGAGAATGTCTTTACAACTCTCACAGAGAATGGTAAGCAATATTTGACTCCTGGATTTGGTAGATCTGCTAAATTAGGAGTTACAACATCGAAAGCAGTCAAACGACAAGGGTGTTTTGCTATAAAATCTCTGATTGAAGACACAAAATTACTCATCCACGACGCAGATATTATCGGTGAATTGTCTGTTTTTACTGAAAGAGGACAGACATTTCAGGCAGATGAAGGATATCACGACGACTTAGCAATGACTTTGGTCTTGTTTGGATGGGTTACAACTAATTCTTTTTTCGCAGATTTGACAAATGTAAATGTTAGAGAAGGTTTATTCAACGCCGAAATGCGTATGATTGAGAACGATTTAACTCCATTTGGACAAATAGTTGATGGAACAGAAGAAGAAGTCGAGGTTATGGGCGGTGATGTGTGGTATACCAATGATCGAGAGAAAACGTCATTATTATAAATAATTTCAGTAATAACGCAATTGAGCAATTATAATAACGATTTATCCAATTAATATCGAGGAGATAACAAAATGGCATTTCAATTAAGTCCAGGAGTTCTCGTAAGAGAACAAGACGCAACAGCTGTCGTTCCTGCAGTTGGAACTACAGTTGGTGGATTCGTGGGCGATTTCGCTTGGGGTCCAGCACGTGAATTAGTTTCGATTTCAGGAGAAAACGAACTTGTTTCGCGTTTTGGTAAACCTGCCTCTGCTACTAATGTTGACTTTTTAACAGCGTCTTCATTCTTAGCATATGGTTCAAACCTGTTGGTTTCCCGAGAAGTGGGCGATGGCGCAAGAAACGCAGTAGCTACACCTTCTAAAAAAGTAGCTTCCATCGCAGTGTCTGCTGGTGGATCTGGTTACACATCTACTCCCACTGTTACTGTCGCTGATCCGACTGGTGTCACTGTTGCAAATGGTGGTGTCAAAGCATTAGCTACGGCAACGGTATCAGGTGGTGCTGTAACTGCAATAACAATAACAAATCCAGGATTTGGTTACTCTAGTGCACCGACAGTAACGATCTCTGGTGGTAGTGGTTCTGGTGGAACTGCAACTGCAACACTAGATACTACTGACTCTGGTAAATTGATCAGAAACGATGATGAGTATGACTCTAATTTTTACAGTGGAACTAACGGTGTTGGTCCATTCGCTGCAAAATGTGCAGGTTCAAGAGGTAACACTCTAAAGGTAGCAGTTGCTGACCTTGGGAACTTTACTGCAACATCTGTCGCGTCAATTAGTGTCACAGCTGGTGGGTCAGGATATACTTCTGCTCCAACAGTAACAATATCAGCATCACCATCCACTGGTGGTACTGCTTCTGCTACCGCTACGATTGATAGTGGTGCAGTAAACGCAATAACTGTGGTGTACACAGGGTTTGGATATACTTCTGCTCCAACAGTAACAATTTCTGGGGGTGGCGGTTCTGGTGCAACAGCAACGGCTGTCCTTTCTACTGCTTGGACATACGCTTCAAACTTTGATAACACTCCAGGAACTACTGACTGGGCAGCAAATAATAACGTAAACTTTGACGAATTACACGTAATCGTCATCGATGAAGATGGAGCATTTACTGGTGCAGCTGGTACAGTTCTTGAAAAATTTGCTGGTCTTTCTAAGATTCCAACAGCAAGAAATGATTCCAACGAATCAAATTACTATAAAGATGTAATCAATAACAAATCAGAATTTATTAGATGGACTGATCACGTTTCAACAACTTCTACAATTGCTGGACAAGCATGGGGAACTGACCTCGCTACTATCCAAGCAGCAGCTGTGAAACAACCAAGATTACTTCTTTCTGGATATGACACAGATGCATTCTCACTTTCTGGTGGTGTTGATGAATCACCAACAGATGGTAACTTGCAAACATCTTACTTACTCTTCTCAAATGACGAAGAGACTGACGTCAGCTTAATTTTTGCTGGTGGTCATAGTGCAACGGTTGGTGATTATATTATCGACAATGTTGCTGAAATTAGAAAAGATTGTCTAGTATTCGTATCGCCACAGAAAGCAAGTGTTGTCAATAACTCTGGTTCAGAAGTAACTGACATCAAAGCAGAACTGGCAAATTATACAAGATCTTCCTACGCGGTCATGGATAGTGGCTGGAAGTATATGTATGACAAGTACAACGATATCTATGTATGGGTTCCAGTAAATGGTGATACAGCTGGTTGCTGTGTTACTGCTGACCTAGAAGCAGATCCTTGGTTCTCACCTGCTGGTGTAAATCGTGGTTCTATCAAAAATGCTGTTAAGTTGGCGTTTAATCCTAAGAAATCAGATCGTGATACGCTCTATTCTGCTGGTGTAAACCCAATCGTTCAGTCAGCTGCACAAGGAATTATCTTGTTCGGTGATAAAACGCTTCTGGCTAGATCCTCTGCATTTAACAGAATCAATGTTCGTAGGTTGTTCATAGTAATCGAAAAAGCGGTTGCTGCAGCTGCTAAATTCCAGCTGTTTGAATTCAACGATGCCTTTACAAGAGCACAGTTTAGAAGTTTGGTTGAGCCATTCATGAGAGACGTGCAAGGCAGAAGGGGTGTTTATGACTTTAGAGTGGTTTGTGACGAAACAAACAACACTGGTCAGGTTATAGACGCGAATGAATTTAGAGCAGATATCTTTATCAAACCTGCGAAATCTATTAACTTCATCACTCTTACATTCGTAGCTACCAGAACTGGTATCTCGTTTGAAGAGTTAGGTGCTTAATCAAGACTTATAGGAGAAAATAACAAATGAATATTGAAGAATTTAAGGCTCGATTAGGTGCTGGTGGTGCTCGTCCTAACCAGTTTAGGGTGAGTCTCGCCTTCCCTAGCTATGTGCCAAATGTTGACACTAGCTACAGCCTATTGGTAACTGGGGCAGCATTGCCTGCTTCTAACGTAAACCCTGCCATTATCCAGTATAGAGGTCGTGAAGTGAAACTAGCTGGTGAAAGAATATTTGATCCATTCACAATTACAATCGTGAATGACTCAGAATTTTCACTGCGTACACCTTTCGAACAATGGATGAATGGCTTAAACGATCGTGAAAGTAACACTGGTGTTCTTACTCCTAGTGAGTATCAAGCAGATATCACGGTTGAACATTTGGATCGTAATGATGAGGTATTGGAAGGTGGCGTCTACACTTTGCGTAACGCTTTCCCGATTAATATGTCAGAGATTACTTTACAATATGCACAGAATGATATCTTTGAAGAATTTACGGTGACTTTCCAATATACACATTATGATGTAGCATAAATAGTTATACATAATCGTATAGAGGAATTATAATGGAATTATTTGGATTTGAAATAACGAGGAAGAGGGAGCCGAAGACAGCGCAGTCTTTCGTTGCTCCTGACTCCGACGGTGCTTTGGAAGCCATCCGTGGTGGTGGTTATTATGGCACTTATTTTGATGTTGAGGGAGTTGCTAACACTGAAGAGCAACTGATCAAGAGATATCGAGATATTTCAATGTATGCCGATATTGATACGGCTATTGAAGATATCGTAAACGATTCTATCTCTAACCTTGATGATGAGAAGCCTGTAACTATTAATACAGATGATATTAAAGTTTCAGCAACGATTAAAAAAGCGATTGCTGAAGAATATGAAAATGTATTAAGTTTAATGGACTTCAATAACCGAGCGCAAGATTATTATAGGCGTTGGTATATTGACGGCAGAATTTATTTTCATAAGATTGTCGATAAAACCAATCCTAAAAAAGGTCTATATGACGTCAGATATATCGACCCACGTAAGATTAAAAAGATACGTGATGTCAAAAAGGAGAAAGATCCGAAGACTGGCGTAAGTATGATCAAAGAAGTAAATGAATATTTCGTTTACGATGATAAGGGGATCGCTTCAAAACCTGGACAGTATAAGTCCAACAATGTAAGTGATAAGTCTCTCAAGATATCGAAGGATGCGATAACTTATATTCCTTCTGGATTACTTGATCAAGATAAAAATATCCCTCTATCATATTTGCATAAAGCCATCAGACCAGCCAATCAGCTGAGAATGATGGAAAATGCAGTGGTGGTTTATAGAATTACTCGTGCGCCAGAACGTAGAGTATTTTATGTAGATACTGGTAATCTGCCTACAATGAAAGCAGAACAGTATCTCAAAGATATTATGAATCGCTATCGTAACAAATTAGTTTACGATGGTGAATCTGGAGAGATCCGCGACGACAAAAAGTTTATGTCGATGCTTGAAGATTTCTGGATGCCAAGACGCGAAGGCGGTCGAGGTACTGAGATTCAAACTCTTCCTGGAGGGCAAAATCTTGGAGAGACAGGCGATGTGGATTACTTTCAGCGTAAGTTATATCAAGCGTTGAATGTTCCTATCTCTAGACTTGAAGGTGCACAAACTGGTCTTAATTTTGGACGTAGTGCTGAAATTAGTAGAGACGAGTTGAAGTTTACTAAGTTTATTGCCAAACTTCGTAGACGTTTTTCAGCGATGTTTGATGACTTGCTGAAAACACAACTTATTCTGAAGGGTGTAATCTCTGAAGATGACTGGTCAGAAATAAGAGATGGTATCAGATATGTTTATGCATCAGATGCCTACTATACTGAATCGAAAGAACAAGAGATTCTTAGAAGCAGAGTAGAAGTTTTGAACGGTCTTTCTAATTATGTCGGAGAATATTTCTCTAAAGAATATGTGCAAAAGGAAATTTTAAAGATGAGAGAAGATGAAATCAATCTCATCAATAAACAAATAGAGGGTGAGGCTGCTGAAGGCGAATTACCTGTAGAACAAGAAGGTGAAAATAATGAGTGAAGAAAACGTAAAAGCAGAAGACCAAGCGGTTGAAAAAGCTAATGTCGTTAGACAAATGATGGATCAGTGGAAAGATGGTAAACTGACGGATGCACAAGATACATTCAACAGTATTATGAATGATCGTGCTGATGCAATGATAGCTGATAGAAAAGCAGAAGTTGCTGGAGCAATGTTTAATAACGCTGGTCCAGTCGTAGATGTACCAGAACCAACTTCTGGTGAAGTGGATGTTAATCCAGAGCCAGAAGTACAAGAGGAAGAAGAGCCAAATGAAGACGCTTAAAACACTTATTTCTGAAGAAGAAAATAAACAATCATCAGAGGTTGTTAATAAACCAAAAGCAGAAGAGCCAACTGCTGATCACGGTAACGCTGAACGCGGTATCGCTGGTGATGTAACTCCCCCAACACAAGGGAGTTCGAACACAGATGAATTTAAAATGGCTCTAAATGGACAAGTTATGCATCACAAACTCGGTGAAGGCACAGTCTTAGCAACTTATGGCGAAGGCGTTGACGAAGTAGCTGAAGTGATGTTCAAAGAATCAGTAAACAAGGTTCCTGTATGGGAACTTGAACCAGTAGGAGAATAAATTAAATGGCAGTCACAGTAGACACTTTAAAACTAACGCAAACACATGGCGTAATCGCTGTCCGTGGGACTGCTGCCACTGGAACGATAGCGTTAGCAACAACGCTTAAAAAATCGACCGAAACACAATCTTCACCGAAAGCTAATATTAAAGCCATCCATTGGGCATTATCTTCTGGTGCAAGAGCGTATGTTCAACGGAATTCTAAAATCTTATATGAACTACAAGTTACAGGTAAGTTAGACTTTTATGGGTTCTCCGATGACGATGAGAACGGATCCGATGTAGAGATCGTAATCGCGTCTGGTAACGGAGGAACAGTAATAGTAGAACTTGCCAAAGTATCTGGTTATGGTTCACAACAACACCAGAACCAAGGAGATTTAGGTTAATGAAACTAATAAAAGAAATAACTGAGGATGTTCAATACATCCAAGAAGAGAAGGATGGAAAGAAAAACCTTTATATTGAAGGTGTGTTCTTACAATCTAATCTAAAAAACCGCAATGGTCGTGTATATCCGAAAGAGGTTATGCAAAAAGAAGTTGCGCGTTACACAGAGCAACAAATAAACAAGAACAGAGCGTTAGGCGAACTGGGTCATCCAGATGGTCCAACGGTCAATCTGGATCGTGTATCTCATATGATTGTTTCCCTCAAAGAGGATGGAGACAATTGGATTGGTAAGGCGAAAGTCCTTGACACTCCAATGGGTAAAGTTGCTGCAAGTTTAATCGAAGCAGGTGCACAATTGGGTGTATCATCCCGTGGATTGGGATCTATAAAAGAGCGTTCAGGCATCAGTGAAGTCCAAGATGACTTCATGCTTGCAACTGCTGCTGATATTGTATCCGATCCATCTGCTCCAGACGCCTTTGTTCAAGGTATTATGGAGAGCCGTGAATGGGTTATGGTTGACGGCGTTTGGTGTGCAAGAGAAGTGGAAAAAGCACAGGAAATTATTGAAAGTGCGAGTTCCCATGAACTAGAGACAGCAAAAATGGCTGTATTTAGTTCTTTTCTTGAAAAGGTATCTAAGATTTAAGAAATTATAAATAAAACTAGCAAAACGAAAACTCTACAAGGAGAATAAAATGGCTGTAGAAAGCAAAATCAGAGAACTTCTTAGAGGTAAGACTGAAGAGATTACCGAAGAAGTCAATGAACTAGACGAGTCTGCTGCACGTCCTGCAGACAAATCGCAAGGCGATTCTACCCCACCAGTACAAGGTTCATCTGAAGCCAATCCAGAACAAGAAAAACTGGAATCTGACGATGCACTTTCTGCTGATGCAGGTAAAGTTGCTTCCGCTAAAGCATCAAAAGACGGTAGTAAATCTGCCTCATCTTCTAATGCTGGCGACCAAACCTCACCAACTCAGGGTTCATCTGAGACAGCGTCTACTGAAGGACAGGTTAACAAACCTGGAAGTCACGCAGATGTGAAAGCAGAAGACACTGAGTCTGAAGACGAAGTGCTTGAAGAGGACATCACAGACGAAGAAATCGAAGCTGAACTGCCTGAAGGTATGGAAGGTTACGAAGAGGAAGAGTCTTACGAAGAAGTTGAAGAAGTTGAAGGTGAAGAGGATCTTTCTGAAGATACTTTATTTGCTGACGACATGGAAAACTTGTTCGCTGATGAGGAGCATTTGTCAGAAGAATTTAAAGTCAAAGCTGCAAACTTATTTGAAGCAGTTGTTACAGCGAGAGTATCATCTGAAATTGATGAGATCAAAGCTGAACTTGCTGAAGAAGCAGCAGTGGCACAAGAGACATTTATGGAAGAAATGGTTCAAAAAATCGACGGTTATTTGAACTATGTTGCCGAAAACTGGATGAAAGAAAATGAACTTGCTATCGAGCGTGGCTTGAGAAACGAGATCACAGAATCATTCGTTGGCTCTTTAAAACAAGTTTTTGCCGAGCATTACATCGATATTCCTGAAGAGAAATATGATGTACTGGGCGAAATGCAGAGTGAAATCGAATCACTCAAAGAGAAGCTAGACGAATCAACTAATGAAAAAGTTGAATTGTCAGCTGCTAACGTAGACCTTTCTAAAGCAGCAGCAATCAGAGAAGCTACTAGCGACTTGACTGATGTTGAAACTGAAAAGTTTGCTAAACTCGTTGAAGACGTTGAGTTTGATGGCGATTACGCTGAAAAACTTTCTGTGATCAAGGAAAATTATTTCCCATCGCAAAAAGCAGATCAGGAAGAAGATAAGTTAGTTGACGATGAGACTGTCTCAGAAATCAGCGATGGTTCTTCACCAATCAGCATTTACGCTCAAGCGATTTCGAAATCGGTAAAAAGATAATTTTTATAAATAATAACAGTTAATAACTATTTAAACTAAAGCAAGGAGACGAAAGATGTATCTTTCAGAATCACAAATGGAAAAATGGGCTCCTGTATTGGATCACCCAGAACTTCCTGAAATTAAAGACTCACACCGTAAGAATGTTACGGCTGTGGTTCTAGAAAACCAAGAGAAGGCTCTCCGCGAGGAGAAACAAGCTCTTTTTGAGTCAGAGAACGCAACTGGTGCTTCTATCGACAACTATGATCCAGTATTGATCAGCCTTGTCAGACGTGCCCTGCCAAATCTGATGGCATATGATGTAGCTGGTGTTCAGCCAATGACTGGTCCAACAGGACTGATCTTTGCGATGAAATCCCACTTTACATCACAAACTGGTACTGAAGCCCTTTTCAATGAAGCCGACACAGACTTCTCTGGAACAGGTACTCATGCTGGTTCTAACCCAGTGGACGGATCTTACACAACTGGTACAGGTATGACTACCTCTGCTGGTGAAAGTGTAAACCCTGCTGAAATGGCTTTCTCAATCGAGAAAACCACTGTTACTGCTAAGACTAGAGCACTGAAAGCAGAATACACAATCGAATTGGCTCAAGACCTGAAAGCAATTCATGGTCTAGACGCTGAAGGCGAATTGTCAAACATTCTGTCTCAGGAAATCTTAGCTGAAATCAACAGAGAAGTAATCAGAACAATCTACAAGGTTGCTAAAACTGGTTCTGCTTCTACTGCTACTGCAGGAACTTTTGACCTTGACGTTGACTCCAACGGTAGATGGTCTGTTGAGAGATTCAAAGGTCTTCTCTTCAATATTGAAAGAGATGCCAACGTAATCGCTCAAGACACTCGTAGAGGCAAAGGTAACTTCATCATCTGTTCTTCAGATGTAGCAAGTGCCCTCGCAATGGCTGGTGTTTTGGATTATGCTCCAGCATTATCCACTGACTTGAATGTTGATGACACAGGTAACACATTCGCTGGTGTATTGAATGGTAGATATAGAGTATATGTTGACCCATACAGTGCAAACACTGGTGCTGCATCGCAATTCTACGTTGTAGGTTATAAAGGTACTAGCCCATATGACGCTGGTATTTTCTACTGCCCATACGTTCCATTGCAGCAAGTTAGAGCAATCGATCCTACTGACTTCCAACCAAAAATTGGTTTCAAGACTAGGTATGGTATGATCGCTAACCCATATGTAACTCAATCAGACGGAACTACAGACGCAGACACATTTACTGCTGACCGTAACCAATACTACAGAAGTGTTAAAGTTACAAATCTTATGTAAATAAGAAGAGTTGATATAATCAACCACCTTAAAAGGGGATCTTCGGATCCCCTTTTTTTTGCTTATAAATAGTGGTATGGCATATAATCCTATTACAAATGTTACAGAATCAGACTTCAGTCAGAATAATCCTGCTGAACTCGACTTCTTAAGACCAAATGGTTTTCGATTCCAGATCGCGAACATACCTCAAGCATCATACTTTTGTCAAGCTGCAAACTTACCACAGATATCTCTTGGATCTCCAGAGATGCAGACACCACTTGCAACTCTCCCATATCCTGGAGACAAAATTCAGTTTGGTGAACTTCTGATCAGATTCCTCGTTCAAGAGGATATGTCGAACTACAAAGAGTTACACAGATGGTTGATTGGTCTTGGCTTCCCTGATAAGAACCAACAGTTTACTGACTTCATAGAGTCACAATCGTATAGGACTGCCACGGCACAGAAGAGCAAGAAAGAAGCAATCGCGCAAGTGAGTGATGCTGACTTATTTGTTCTTGATTCAAACAATAACCCTACAATTAAGATAACATTTTTCGATGCATTCCCAGTAAGTCTGGAAGGTCTCGACTTTGATATTACACAGGGAGCAGGAGACTACTTCACTGGAATAGCTGGATTTAGATACAGAACATTCCAAATTGAAAACTTGACATAAACCCCAAAAAAGGGTACAATATATTATGATTACTTTAAAAGAATTACAAGACACATGGGCAGTAGACTGCAAAATTAACGAGTTGGAACTCGGTAAAGAGACAATCAAGACTGCTGAACTTCATTCCAAATATCTCAATCATCTCTCTAATTTTAAGTTACAACTGAGAAAATCCGAAGCTGCATTCTTTAAATTGAGAAGAGTCAAAGAACAATACTGGCGTGGTGAACTTACTCGAGAAGAACTAGATTCTCTTGGATGGGATCAATGGCTCGGTAACAAACCTCTCAAAAACGATATGCAACATATGATAGAATCAGACGACGATCTGCAGGAACAGATGAACAAAGTCGAATACATTCGTACAGTATGTGATTTTCTAGAGCGTGTCATGAGAGCATTAAATAGCAGAACATGGGATATCAAGAACGGTATCGAGTGGACGAAGTTTACAAACGGACTTATGTAAATGGCTGACATCCTAGGATATTCATCTGAATCGAGTTGGGTGTGGGAATCTCTCATCGGAGTACTCCCAGAAGAAGGTAATCTTTTGGAAGTAGGGACTTATTGTGGATTATCGGCAAGCATTTGGGCGAAGAAATTTCCCAAGTATATGGTGCATACAGTAGACGTTGCGCTTGGAGTCCCATCTACAGATTCCAAAGGCGACCCCACGTGGATTTCTAGGGAAGAACAACTCAATTCAATTCATCAAGTAGTTAAAAATAACGAGAACTTGAGTTTCAGCGAGGGTAATTTTTTCAAAATACAAATTCCAGAACCTTTCGATAATCCTGATGTTTTCTTTTATGACGCGGATCACAATCCTGGAAAAACGATAGAGGCATTAAATAAATTAAAACAATGTCCCAACATAGTAGTTGACGATTGTCAATTTGATTGGGTTAAAGAAGAGGTTCTGTTATTCGTGGAAGAAAATTCCAGAAATTTAAAGTTGTTTAAAACAGAACATTTTGAGGTTGCCGTGATACAATGACAGATATTATTGTAACATATAAAAACGCTGTGAACATGCATGTTGAATGTGACACAGGTATTCTCCAAGAACTGAATGACTTTTTCACGTTTGATGTTCCTGGAGCCAGATTTATGCCTGCATATAAATCGCGTATGTGGGATGGTAAAGCAAGGCTGTTCAATATGTTCAATAAAGAATTACCTGTTGGACTGATCAAGTATCTCCTCGACTTCGCTAAACAGCTTGAGTACACCGTAGACAATCAACTTATATCAAAGGGAGATATTGTATCGACTGAATATGTTGAGAAGTATGCAAAGGAATTAAACCTACACAGTAACGACCAACCTATTCAGATGAGAGATTATCAGGTTCAAGCAGTGAGAAAAGGTATTCAGGGTGCAAGGTCTTTATTGCTCTCACCAACTGCTTCAGGTAAATCATTAATCATCTATACTCTGATGAGATACTATCAACAAAGAAAAACGAAACAATTAATTATCGTACCCACAACATCATTAGTCGAGCAGATGTATGGCGACTTTCAAGACTACGCCAGTGCCGTGGATTGGCAAGTGAGTGAAAACTGTCATAGGATATATGGTGGTAAAGAAAAGTCAAACGAGTTTCCAGTAACTATCTCAACATGGCAATCAATATACAAGTTTCCGAAGAAATGGTTTGAAAAGTTTGACGTTGTGTATGGTGATGAAGCACATTTGTTCAAAGCAAAATCTCTCACTACAATTATGAACAAGTGTGAAAATGCACACTGGAGATTTGGCACAACAGGTACATTGGACGGAACAAAAACACATCGCCTAGTTTTGGAAGGTTGTTTTGGTAATGTGACAAAGGTTATTACAACCAAAGAACTTATGGAAGATGGTAAGGTCGCCAATTTAGATATTACTTGTCTGGTCTTGAAACACAAAGACGAGGAATGTAAGGCGATGAAAGGAATGAAGTATCAAGAAGAAGTCGACTGGATTGTTCGTGATCAGTGGCGAAATAACTTCATTAGCAATCTCGTGCTAGACCAAAAGGGAAATAGTTTGGTACTCTTTCAATTTGTAGAAAAACACGGAAGCGTATTATATGACGAAATAAAGAAAAGGGCAGAAAAAGGTCGTCCAGTATTCTTCGTTTATGGTGGAACTGAGACTGATCAAAGAGAACAAATAAGAGCATTGACAGAGAAAAGCGACAACGCAATCATCGTCGCATCGTATGGAACCTTCTCAACTGGTATAAATATAAGGAATCTTCATAATGTGGTGTTCTCCTCGCCATCGAAGAGTAGGATTAGAAACCTACAATCTATCGGTAGAGGATTGAGACTCGGAGATAATAAGGTCGCGTGTAAATTATTTGACATCGGCGACGATCTATCTTGGAAATCAAAAAAGAATTACACCCTTGAACATTTGGTAGAAAGGGTTAAATTATATAATGAAGAAGGATTCAATTACAAACTCGTCAAGGTTGACAAATGAAATTTGATAAAATAAAAGTAGTAAGATTTTTAGATGGCTCTCAAATAGTTGCCACTCTTGAGAATGATTACGATCTAAATAATAAATTTATCAATATAATGTACCCAATTGAAATATGGTCTGGTGGCGTGAATGAGTTTCAAGATCATCTTTCTGAGCATTACATGTTAAAAGCATGGATGGGTCTGAGCGATGATGTGGCGTTTACTATCAACACTGATGCAATTACTGTTGTGTCTGATTTGATAGACACCCATCATGAAGGATATCAGCAGTGTGTGCAAAGATTGTTTATTGATAAAGAGGGATTGATGAAACCTCCGACTCCAAGAAGGAGAGATCCCCTCGACGCGATGGCTGATGCCCTATCGCCTGATGATTTGCTCGAGTATCTCGATGCAAAAGAAAAGAACAGGATAAATTAATATCTCGTTCAAACAGCGACACGCTGATTATACGCATAATTTTGTGATTAGTCAAGCATAATTACAAAGTTTTTTAAAATAAATTTGTGCTTGACATTTACAACTTGTTAATATAGAATGGTAATATTATGGCAAAAAGAAGAGATCCAAACAGTCGACACTATGTTGACAATAAAGAATTCCTAGCTGCGATAACGGAATATCGCGAGAAGGTTCTAGCTGCAAAGAAAGCAGGGGAGGACAAACCTCGTGTGACTGAGTATCTCGGCGAATGCATGGTAAAAATTGCAAATCACTTAGCATATAAATCCAATTTTGTAAATTATACTTTCAGAGATGAAATGATTCTCGACGGTATCGAAAACTGCATCACATATATTGATAACTTCGATCCAGAGAAATCTAAAAATCCTTTTGCATACTTTACACAGATTACATACTATGCATTTATTAGACGTATCCAGAAAGAGAAAAAGCAGATGGATACGAAGAAAAAATATATCGGAAGTTTAGACATTCAAGAACTTCTAGACTCTAGTGCAGATGGTAATGAGCACAACTCTGAATATCTCGATTATATTCGTAAGGCAGTTGATGAGTCTGCATCCCTAGAAGAAAAATTCACTGATCAGAAATCAAAACTTAAAAAGCGTAGACCGAAATATCTTGATGATAAAGAGGCATTGAAAATGGCTAAAGAAAAAAGTGAAGTCATGAAGACTAAGGTTGAGAGTAAATAATGGACGGTGCACAACTGTTTACAAATCCAAAGCAGTATCAAGTTATGGTTGATATTGAGACACTCAGCACAAGACAAAATGCTGCAATACTCTCGATCGGCGCAACCAAATTCAATATCGAATCTGGAGTAATTGATACTTATTATCAAAACATTGATGCTTCTACCTGTAAGAAGTATGACCGCCATGTAGATAAAGGAACTATCGAATGGTGGGGTAAACAGAACAAACAAGCACTCAAACAATTACTTATTGATGTAATGCCTTTTGATAAAGCAATACACGAATTCAGAGAATGGTATGGAGATAAATCTATTCCTATCTGGGGAAACAGTGCTGGGTTTGATGTTCAAATCCTAGAGTCTGCTATGTATTCAGTTGGTTATGAAAAACCACCATGGATGTATTGGCACATTCACTGTTTTAAAACTGCGACTAATTTGGTCGGAGTAAGTAATGCAAAGATTAGAGCAAACGAAAATGACACACATCATAATGCTCTAGACGATGCAATCAGTCAGACAAACACATTAGTAACTATTTTAAGATCATGATTAACTCAATAGAAGACGTTAGATTTCACGATAATAATCTCGTGGTATTTGAAAAGGACATGCGAGGAAAAACTGAGCGAAAAAATGTCCTTGACTTTTCACCCAAAGAACTATATGATATAATCTTGCAAGCATATGAACTCGGAGATCGCGATGCGCGAAGAAGAATTACAGATGCCCTTAAAGGTCGCTCGTGAAATAGTCACGAAATATGAGAAGGATTTTAACAACGGAATTATTGCATACGAAGGTCTGAAAAAAGATCTTGACATTGCACGAAAAGTATTGGATAATCATTACCGAGAAGTTTTCAGGAGGATGGATTAATGAATATTTTTTATCTAGATGAGGATTACAAGGTTGCTGCCAAGCAACACCTCGACAAACACGTTGTTAAGATGATTATCGAATATGCTCAGTTGATGTCGACTGCTCATCGTGTTCTTGACGGAACAAAGTGGTATGATAAGACTGCAGCTGGTAGACGTATCGCTAGATGGGAACACCCTAATGGCGAACTTGATCAGATACTTTACAAGGCATCACACATCAACCATCCATCTGGTATCTGGGTGAGAGAATCATTCAGTAACTATATTTGGTTGCATGCTCTGTGGGAAAAGCTATGTGCCGAATATACATATAGGTATGGTAAAATCCATATGACTCAACAAAAATTACAGAATTTTTTGAAAACTCCACCTACAAATATTCCGAGTGGTGGTATGACTAAAATGCCACAAGCTATGCCAGACGAGTTTAAACAGAAAGACTCGATTGAAGCATATCGTCAATATTATCGCGTTGCTAAAGCAAAGATGGCTGTATGGACGAAACGTGACACACCTGAATGGTATTATGTATAGATTTAAAGATAAAGAATTACTTTACATCGCACTCGCTGGAATCGGTGTAGTGTTTGCATATCCTGCGTTATATTGGTTAGCACTAGAATTATGGTGTATAGCGTATGGTTTAATTTACTAACTGGAGATATTATGAATAAAGTGAAGATTGCTCTTGTAGTCTTGTTCTCATTATGGGCAACAAGTGCATATGGAGCAATAGAAGAAGTGGTTGTTACTGGATCCACCAAAGAAATAGGATCTTCTCAACCTGAGTATGATGGCTCTGCAATTGAAGCAGTGCAAATGTTTAATGTATTTCAAGCTGGAGGACTCGGCGGTTTTGCTGCAGTCGCAAGGCATGGTACAGATACAAAACATACAGCAGTCTATAGAAACGGAGTTCCAGTAAACGATCCGAGTGGTGGTTGGTTTGATTTTGGTACAGAGTTACCAACATTCCAAACATATCAGATTATCTCTGGACCAAACAGCGTTATGTTTGGAAGTTCCGCTATGGCTGGAACTGTATTGATGGAAGATACTTTCGACCCAAGATTCTTTTACAAAGGTGGTGAAGATCGTTCATTGATCATCGGTGGTAATGAGTTTTTTCAGTTCTCACATTATAAAGGTTCAAATGGATCTGTTAGAACAGATAACGAAGAAACAGACTGGTTTGAGAACACAACACTTAAAACTAAATATGAAACAGATAACTGGACGACCATAGCAACAGTCCAAGATTATTCATACGACTACGATAACTGCTGGGTTGAATTTACTCCTATCAATAATTGTGTTCAAGATGGTCAAAAAAGAGATCTATCAATTAGAAATAATTGGATGACTATCGGCTATCATGAGAATGACGTTGAGCATAATACTGGTTGGTCTTCAATCAGCAAAAGATATTTTGTAGACTTTAATGAAGAAGTTACAGACGGTCTTGTTTTAGGATTACAAGCACACAAACAATCATATAACGATGAGGATTATCAACACGAAGCAGTGTATGTTAATTATCAAAATGATACTATTGCTCTCGGTACTAGATGGGAAGATGGTAATCTAATTTTCAGAGCAGGATACGAATACGAAAAATTTAAAGTATCTGTCGCTAACAGTATTAGAATGCCAAACTTATATGAAAGATTTGGCGACGACTGGGTATCTGCTAATCCTAACCTCGAGGCAGAAGATAGTAAAGGTATCGAGATGGCTTATGATTGGGTACAAGTCTTTTATTATCACTTTGATGAGAGTATAGACTTTGATATGCAAGCATATAAATATATTAACACAGGTGGCTATATATCTCGAGGAATTAAATTTAATGAGCATCTATTATTTGATAATGGTGCATTACATATGGCTGCTCTGATCAATGATAGCGAACAAATTAGATCTGCCAAATATCAAATCAAAATATCTTGGTTTGGAATGGTAAATGGTTGGGATTATCTAATTGGTTATGTTGGTCAGTTTGATAGAGGAGACGACTTTGATGGTTCTCCTATTGATAATGTTTCTACATTCGACTTTAACATCGGTAAATATATTGGTACAAAAACTAGAATCGGATTTCAAATATCAGATATATTTGATAGAGAATTCGAGATTCTACCCAACTATGGTGCAGGTGGCAGATCCTTTGCCATCAGCTTCGACCGTACTCTCTAAGAAAGACATTCTATGAAAATTGCTCTGATTACAGACACTCATTTCGGTGCACGTTCCGACTCTATTCCCTTTGATAAATTCTTTGAAAAGTTTTACAGAGAGAAATTTTTTCCAGAGTTAGAAAAACGTCAAATTAAAACTATTATCCATCTTGGTGATATATTTGACCGAAGAAAATTTATTAACTTTAATACATACAAAAGTTGTCGTGAATATTTCTTTGACAAAGTCGAGGAACTTGAGATCGATATGCATATGATTCCAGGAAATCACGATACATATTTTAAGAACACCAATGAAGTAAATAGTCCTGAACTTTTGCTTAGAGATTATTCTTGTGTTCACATCTATCCAGAAGTGACCAAGCTATCATTCGATGGTAGAGATATACTGTTTACTCCTTGGATTTGTTCTGACAATTATCAACAGACAATGGAGGCAATCGATGAAACAGATGCAACAGTATGTTTTGGACACTATGAACTTGCTGGTTTCCAAATGTATAAAGGTCATGCAAACGACCATGGGATGGATCCGAAAATATTTGATAAATTCCAGCTTGTCTGTTCTGGTCATTTTCATCACCGTTCTAGCAACGGCAACATTACTTATCTTGGCAACCCTTATGAAATTACTTGGAGTGATTATGACGACCCTAGAGGATTTCACATCTATGATACGAGAACGAATGAATTGGAATTCATCCAAAACCCATTTAACGTATTTCACAAATTCTATTACAACGACGCAGATAATTCTTCTGGAACAGATATCGATGCTATTGATTATTCTAGCATTGCAAACGGATCTGTTAAGGTAGTTGTAGTACAAAAATCTGATTTCGGAAGGTTTGATGCTTTTATAGATAAACTCGAGTCTTGTGATTTAATTGAGTTAAAAATTATCGAGGACTTCTCGGAGTTTGAAGACGATGCAATCGATACTGATAATCTGAATCTTGAAGACACGATAACATTACTTGATGAATACATTGATAATATCAACACTGACTTAGACCGAAAAAGACTTAAAGATGTTGTCAAAGGTCTATATGTAGAAGCCAAAAATTTATGATATACTTTGAAAAACTGCGGTGGAAAAACTTTCTCTCCACTGGTAATGCCTTCTCTGAGGTCGAGTTTACAAGATCTCCATCTACTCTTATTGTGGGTGATAATGGTGCAGGAAAGTCAACATTCCTAGATGCACTTTGTTTCGCGTTGTTCAATAAACCTTTTAGAAACATAAA